CCATAGGTAAATCTGCTGGATTCATAGATAACTGAGCAATCTTTTGCTCACGGTCACTTGGATCAAGGTGACCTCTCTCAATTAAGCTATCCACAATAGAAGATACTTTCACGTTAGTTTCGTAAGCAGCAAGCTTAGTCTCCAGCTCTACAATCCGTGCTTCCTGATTACGCAATGCAACCGAAGCCGTTTTTAGGATGTTGGAGACTGCCTCGGGATTCAGTGTGCTCATATTATCTTACCACCTGAAAAATTCGGAATAGGGCTGCTGCCTTTTCCTCTTCCTTTTCCTCTTCTTCCTTCTCTTCGTCTTTCTTCATCCAAGGAGGAAGTTTCTTTTCTTTTCCTTCCTCTTCTTCTTCCGAAGCTGCCTCTTCGGCAAACTTTAGAAGACCAAAGATTCTATTGAAGGAGGCTTCCTTAGCGTGCTCTAGCATGGCATCCATCGTAGGATCCTGCCCGCTCTCACTAATAAACTGTAGCATCTGTGCCTTATTGGCATCAGCTATGGCTCTGGGAGATGCGGCAATTGCTGCATCGTTAGAAGCCCATTCTGGCGGAGGAGTCCAACCGCCAACTGGCTGACCTAGACCGTCTGGGCTAGATGGGAGTATTGAAGATCCTGGAGCAGTAGCAACACTGGATGGATTGTCTACATCAGAAGCTATCTTAAGCAAAGAGTACACTCTTGCAATAGAAGCTATCTTGCCCTCATCTAGAGGAGCCTGTGCTCCGCCCTGGAACTGGAGTAATCCAGTATCATCAGTAGGCATCGCCGTAGGAGAAGAAGTGCCAGGAACAGCTACCGGGAGAGTAACCTTAGGTAAGACTGTATTTGACATAGCTATAGGATAAGCCTGTTCCTGGCCAAGAGTAGTATCCTTACCCATATCATTTGGAATAGTACTTCCACCACTTAATCCATTAGCAGATACATCTTCTGATGGAGCGCCAATTAGCCCATCTTCTGCCATCTTCTGTAAGAAATACTGGAACTCAGCCAACTTTACTTCTGGAGGAGTTTCAATGGCATTCAAATTTAAGGCAATGAAATCTAAAGAAGAGGCCAATTTTTCTACTTCACCAACACTAGAATTAATTGGGGTACGGACCTCTATTGTATTGCTTCTACTAGCCGAAGCTACCTTAGTATTCAAGGTATCGTCCGCACCTTCCAGTGCTCGGGCTACTAAATCTTTTAACGTCATATCTGGATCCTTAAGAGACTGGAGGAGGAGCTATATTAGCTCCTACGGCAAACTCTGGTTTCTTTGTTATCGAATCACTCACTTTGTTGGTACCTGGGCTCGTATCCAAAATTTTAGAAGGACTCAACTGCTGACCAGGAACAGAACTCATTTTCATGGGTTTCGGTATCACTGGTTTTAAGCTCATTGAGATCTTCATCATTTCGTCAAAAAATCCTGTCCAAAAATTATCCATTCACCAGACCGAGATTGGAAAGAATGTGCAGAGCAGCAGCATTCAGTTCCTCATTAAAAGCGTTAGCAGCAACTTTCTCATCCCAATCACCAACCTCATCAGCCATAGGAACTCCAGCAAGCTTAATTGCCGTAGGCTCACAGGCTTCTAGAGTCTCTGGATTGATACCGTTGTATGCCATGATTTCTGCAGCGCGAGCTTCAGCTAACTTAGCAAAGTCAGTTGGGGTGATTGAATCGAGGAAAGCAATTGAGGCTTTCTTCTCGCCACCACCGGCTAGACGATATGCGCCGTAACCTGCTGCGCCGAGAGCGGCAGCAGTCAAACCAGCCTTACCAACTCCCTTTAGCAAACTGCGGTTTGATAAGCTTTTGAGTTGCTCTACCTCATTAGATAGCCCGGTAAATCTTGCGATGTCGGGTTTCATTGGAGTATTGATACCTGCGGCAGCGTAATCGGCCATAGCGTTTTCAGCTGCGCCGTGCATCAGTATTCTACTGGCATCTGCGCCTCTACGGCCTGCTAGTCCTTCACGTATGTCACTATAGCCAGAATAGTTCTTTGCCTTATCAGCAACCCAACTGCCAGCAGCCTTTAGTTTAGCGCCCGCCTGCTGCATTCTGGTTGGATCTCCACTCTTTAGATCTTCAGCGGCTTCCTTTACGAGATCATAAGCAGCCTGCTTTTCACCACCACCAGCTAAGCGGTATGCACCATAGCCCAGACCGCCAACTGCAGCAGCAGTAAGACCGGCTTTGCCCAAGCCCTTAGCCAGCTCCATGCTTCTCATGCCCTTTAGCTTTTCAACATGCTTGGCTAGGGCTGCCGCCTCGGTGGCGTCTGTGGGGACATGTGCTGCGTGACCTTCTATGATCTTGCCCAAAGCCGCTCTGGATTTGAAGTTCGTATAGCCGGAAACATCCTTAACTAGATTACCGGCTCTAGACCCAAAGGTTCTGGCCGCGCCACCAGTGGCCTTAGTCTCGCCACCGCCTAGAGCTGGACCATTTTTCCCCCGGCTAGATGGAGGCATAGCGCCCTCCATCTCATCAGCTAGTTTAATTTCCCAATACTGAGCAGCATCATTCATTGCCTCGGCAACCTTCTCCTGAACAGTGTAGGCTTCCTGAACCTGAGCAATCTTCATCTGCTCATCGACATAGGCCCGAGCCATGTGTCTGCCCATGGCCTCTGCCTCTGCTAGCTTCTCATTCTCAACAGGCTCTTCCATCTGTGAGAGAACGTATCCAGCGAATTTTGCTAACTCATGGTCTGACATAGTGGATACGTCAATTCCATTCTGTTCAGCAACTTGCTGAATGAGTTCGGCTTGGGCTAACTTGATCTGATCATTACTCATGGGAAACAACTCCTTAGGGGGATCTTTTTCTTTTTCAAAAACTCAACTAATTATTACTCTAGATGGTATGCTTAGTAAATACCTATTTTGCCCAAGCTACCATTTTTTCCACGGGATACTTCTCAAAAAGCTTGTGCAACGCTAATCCCGTACCAGAAGAAGCTAATGCTGCGGAGACATTTGGATTCTTTGCAACAAAGTTTTCTATGAATCCTCTATCCTGCTCTGGCTTCTTTTCCCACTTAGATCTTAACAGATAGATAAGAGGGATGACTGAAAGTGCTCCTAATACTGAGGCACTCTCTTGGTTTATTGGAATGTTCAAAGACGCTAGTTTTATACCCGAGTCCAGATATCTTTCAGTATTTAATAATAGCCCATATCTATAGGCATTGTACATACTCGCAATCTTATTCATTTCTACTTTTACAGATGCTTCTTTAACCATTGGACTGGAAGTCATCATTCTTCTCAATGCAATTGGTGTAATTGATGATCTGCCACCCAGTAACATTGACAGACTTCTAGGCAGTTCTGGGATTCCAGAATATAGCATATGTGATAAGAAATCATCATCCACATCATCTACATGCATTGGGCAGATATGAGAGATCTCTCTTCTATCGATATGCGGCCTTTGCCGAATAATTATAATTCTGGTGAACTCATTGGGAGATAGAGCTACGCCTTCTCTTCCTAATGAATTCAGTATTTCTGGCAAGTGCTTACTATTTGCGATTTCTTCTATGGAGGAATCTGGTAATGGATGATCTCTATCATCTAGCAGCTTCACTGCCTTACCTAGAGGATGTCCATCAACCTCTTTAAAGATCTCACTGATTTTTTCTTCTGTTGCGATCTTTAACTCAGCCTTCTTATGAAGACCGTGATTATACGAAGAGACGGCACCTACACCAGAGACAATACCAGAGATACCAAAACCAACTCTGGCTTTAAAGGTTTCTCTGTCCATGGTTTCTTTTATATCGCTGGCCATAGATCTTAACTTCTCTGGAGGCAGTACATTTATTAAGTCATTTGGGGTTAGTTCACCCTTCTCAACCTTGCTCAATATACCTTGCACTCTTGGGGATGCTTTTGTTCGCGCGAAATCTACTGGACCTTTACCAGCTATACTGGTAATAGGGTTATCAACTTCTATGGTTTCTTTCAGGAGTTGATCTGGAAAGAATTTATGTACTACTGACATCAGTCTATCAGGAACTTTTTCTACATATGGGTGCAACGGATTCTTTGTAGTAAACGATGCTGGTATCTTTGGATTATTAAAGTCTACCATCGCACCACGTAGCTGCTCTTGCGCGACACCGGTCATTGCAGTTAGCTGATGCTTAGTTATTGACTCTGCAGCAGCAAGTTCCTCCGCATTCATATCGGAGACACCACTTGTATTTATGCGCTTAAGAGCAGAGTCAAAGAGTCTGGTGTTCTTTATTTGTAACCACGGAGCCTTAGCTCCGCGAACAAATCCAGTTCCAAAAGATTTGATTCTGTTGCCTGGAGAGAGAAGCGAGCTAGCAATGCCTTCCTGGATACCGGCCATTACCGTTGGGATGGCAGCGGCACCCATTGCGGCTCCTCCAGTAAAGATCAGTGTCTTGTTGATATTGTGCTCTAGCTTTGACTCTCTTTTTGCCTTAGCTGCGACCTCTTGAGCCATTCCACCTGAAGGATCTAAACCAGCAGCAATGCTGCCTATCGCTGATCCAACTGAGGCTTCCTTTGCAAAATAATGATCCAGCTCTTCTTCTGTTCTGTTGTATCTGCCCATATCAAAATATGCGATCTTCTCTAATACATAAGATGTTCTATCTGCGCCAATATACACAAAGCTGATATCAAAGAATCTAGGAAATGGATTATCTACACATACTTTTCTGCCATCCGGAAATAACTTTCCTGGCATCTCCTTCATACACTTACAATAGTTTTCTCTCTTAGGCGCCTTATTTCCGCAAATCATGCACACGTCATATGGAATTCTAGTTCCCATTGAGGTGGCAATATCTTTACCGTCTAATAACCGCTCTAAGATTAATCCACCGCCATGCTCTTTAGTACGAGCATGATCTACTACAGCTACTAATTCAACTCTCCTCATTCTGTCATTTAATACAGATAAGAGAACATCACCATAGGCTTTTGTGGGATCTTGATTTTTGTGGTGGCCAAACACATGCGCATTTAAAAATGTCTTGTACCCGTGAACATACTGATGAGGCATTTTAGTATGATCATTACTCAAGCCGGCCCAGCTAAAGTAATCATTATTTAAATTCGCACCATAATACTCTCCAGCACCTAGAGCAATAATGTGAACATACGTCTTCCCATTTTCAGGAGTTATGTTCTGCTTAAATGCTTGGATCTCTGGATGCACACCAGCAGTCTTAATAAAATCATTACCGGGAGTAATGATCTGTATTAAGGATTCACCAGTAGGACTGGTTCCCGCAAATGTGGAGTACTTGATCATTACTTACCTTTTCTTGCTCTGTACCCAACATCAAAATCTAGCTCATTTGGGGTTTTGACTCTTCGATTAACGCCATCATTATCGTTAGGTACAGTAGCATCGTGTAGAGCTTCTCTACTCTTTAAAACTGCCATCAGCCGTTCCGCCGATGCGGGGGTCAATGTAGATGTATCTATATTATCAAATTTCTGGGAGTGCAAGTCAGTGCCTCTAAGTTCATGAAGTTCTTGTTTATCATGCAGCTCACTCTTCTCTATAGATGCTCTGGTATCAAACAAACCCAACTCGTGCTGAGCTTTTTGCATCTCAAGTTGGTGCTTGTGGGGCAGCAAGGCCATTTCAGCTTGGTTTTTAGCCTGCACCATTTGCGCGTTTCTAGCGGCATCCAGAGCAGTAGGAGCAGCCATAATGGCAGATCCCACATTGTTCATTAGCTGTTTAGCCATTGTGGAATCTCCCTTGTGCATGTCGTGTAGAGTCTTCATGCCCGAAAGATCCACAGTTCGTCTTAGCGCGATATCTTTGATGAACTGCCCACCCATTAATGGATCTGAGACAACATCAGGAGCCATTCTAGAGACAGAATCATAAGCCAAAGACACCATCTGCTTATCGTGGTCTCTGAGATCAGGATGAACAGCCATCATCTTAGCTATGTTACGATCCTTCATTACAGAGTTCCTGACACCAGGATACCCGCTGATAGCGGCATATGTTAGTGCGCCACCTGCGGTAGCCGCCGCCGCCAACCCAAAATGCTTGCCTAGAGTGGATGTTTCTGCAGGAGAAAGATTGAGGAAAGCAACCTTCTCTTGTAACTCTGGAGATCTCTTGATTTGGTCTACCAGTGAGGCAATCTTAGCTTTATTTATTTGTGGCATGTGCGGTTCTCCCGGAAATGATCTTTTTAACATTGTCTCGCTCAGTCTTTAACTGAGCCGCAGCCACCTTTAGTCGGTCAGCTTGGTAACAAGTCTCTTCTGTAATTTGATACTGTCGATATATAGGATGATCCGTGTTTGGAACTTCTCTACTATTATCCGGTACATACTCAGCATACTTTATTGCGCCAAAATCAGATACATCAGACAGGACTCTATTCTGTGTATTATTTCTGGAGGAGGCTACCTTAATCAACTTATGGATCACTCCTATAGGAGTTCCCTCTCTGATCTCCCTATCCATAAGAGAAGCAAGTTTTACTACCTCTCTGGTGTATAGGTTGTGCGCAGATTCCGCCTCTCTTTCTATGTATGCGTGCCCGGAAGCCAGCTTTGCATGCGTCTTCCACAGTATATGATCTGAATTCTCAGAGTGTTCCGCGAGTTTAGTATTGAACAACCCTAAGTCATACGAAGGAGGATCAATGCATCCTATGAAGACGTCTTCTTCTGCGGAAGCGACCTTAGCTGTTTGCAGAAGAATTACATCAGGATCGGCCACATCAAACTCCGCCTTCTTATTTCCCTCCTTAAAGAAGGTCTCAAAGGTTGAGATGTTCGCTTGCTCTATTAGTCTGCGAACATGATCTGCGGTCATCCCACTGTTCTCTGAGGCAATTTTAGTAACTGCATCATTTAGGGGAATCCCTTTCTCAATGTATAGTCTGCTGGCCCTCTTACCAAGTAAGGAGAAATCCTCTTTGGTGTACCCACCAGGAGAGGCTTTCTTTAGAAAGGCGTGAAATTCTTCTTTTGTATTGCTCATGGATACTCCGTATGTCTATTATTATATAGGAGAATGTACTTATGAAAAGAGAACAATTACTTAAAGTGGTAGAAGCTGCCGATTTATTGGGAGTTACCACCCAGACAATTCGCAATATGTTAAAAGATGGCAGATTGCATACTACAACAAGTGCCTCGGGGGAAGACCTAATTCCAAGAGATGCGGTACTCACTGCATTTAAGGTAATGGGTCGACACAAAATGTCTGACACACTAGCTAGGTTGACCGAGTATGTCACCTCACTGGAAGCTAGAATAGCACTCTTAGAGGACATATTGTCATCCAGAGAGACAGAGGATGATCACTCAGACGAAGAGCTGCTAGAGCTGCAGAAGATCGCTAAGAATGAATTGCAAAATACCTTCATCTCATACGAAGAGCTGGAAGCATGGGCTTCAGATCTAAATAAACTCGGATTTGAAGAAGCCAATACAGTAGGCATCAAGCTCCTCTACTTATTGATTGAGCATCTGATTACCTTGTTTGATATTGCTATGTATCAGGCATATGACATTTCCAAATTTCGCACAAGAGATCTGTTAATCATTGCCAAACATAAAATGATCGGTTTCTCTGTAGTTGGTAATGTACAACTAAGCGGACCTGACTTAACATCTCTTATACTAACTAGGCTATCTGGGAGTAACTGATGAATACCTTTGCTTTTGAATACATGCAAAAATTGGCCGCGAATCGTATGACCAAAGAACTTATAAAAGGCAATGTTAGCCGGGATTCTCTCGACCCATTTTTACGATCAGAATCTACTATGGTAGACGGACTAAACGTGGGGTCACATAATATTGCGAATAAATATAAGGTGCCTATCCACGAAATGCAACCGGGGCAGTTGGCTGCCTATGGAGGAGGACTGACTTTTCCGACTCCCATAGTTGGAGGCGCCCGCGTGATGGTAGAGAAAGGAGGTGACCCCGTTAGGAGAGCTGTCGTCCTACGGCACGAGGTCGATGAGGCTCGTGCTATGGCGGATCCGCGCAGTTTTTCAAGTAAACACCAGGGCTCCATGTATTCTACACACTATGGGTCTGTTCCCCGTGAGGGCCTGTCAGGAAAAATTCAGAGTGCCATACTAGGAGATGTGCATGTACCCCAGGGAGGAGCACACGCAGATCCTCGTGTGCTCGTAAGGGAACACAAAAATGTAATGCCCCTATCAAAAAATTTCGCGGAGAAATGGAAAGGAGTGAGGGACTCTACGGGAGAAAATGGTTTTATGTCAAACCACACGGGAGGCGCTTTTAGTGTGGGTGAAAAAATGACAGCCCCGGAGTCTAAGATCGTAAAAACACTCAGGAGTGCGGGAGCGGAACAAATAAAAGACACTGAGCACGTATATGGCACACTTCGAAGAACACCAGGAACGGGCCTTCGCAGTCAATTGGCGAAGGCCCCCGAATATATTGGGACTAAGCTAAAGCAACTCTTACCCAAGCTTCAGTTTATCCATTAGACTCTTCTTTGTGTGGAACGAAGACATCAGGTCTCAGCATCTTTAACTGAGACACTAAGAAGCAGAGTAGGAAAGAGTGGAAAGAGTCGTCTGTTAATCCTCTAGTTAGTTTGTACTCATTACATCGTCTCTCTTCTGAATACTCTGAGAAGATATTCAGCATGTCCTGCGCAAAAGGTCTCTCAAATTCTGGCCATTTTGGAAAGCGGAACACCCCTTTCCGTTTCATTGCGTTGAAAATATCGGACATCACCTCTGTTCTGTTGACCTGAAATCTCTTCATGCCGTCATCCCATTTCCATTTAGCCGAAGACAGCGGGGAATACTGATACTTTATTATCCTATTCGGGCCCCACTTTCTAATAAGAGCATCATTTCTATCCAGACCACCACCATAGTCGGTCCCCACTAATGCTATATTATACTTTCCAATGAATTGGTTAATTATGTCCAACTGAATTGTTGGTTCAGATTCTCGACCCTCAAATCTGCGCATATAAAATACAGTGAAAATATCCTTATCATATGCGCCAATAGTCATAACCGTTTTCGAGTTCTCCGCTCCCCAGTCGATACCAGCGAATATCACCTTTCCCGCCAATCTCTTCATATGCTTATCCAGCTCTGCCATCTCCATACTTAGTGAGCTGTCACAAGTATCAATGACATCTTGTCGGGTTAGGGGCCTAAGTCCCGAATCGAAGCTGAGTCCAAGAACCTCGTTAAAAAAAGTGGCCCGAGGATAAATCATCTGTTTGTGTAGAATGTCACTCCACTTGATCCAGGGCACCATCAGCTGACAAATTCTATATCCCTCAAAGGGTTCTGGCACATTAGGATCTGCCATAGATGCCCATTGAGAATCTGGATGCATTGGATTCAATAAATTCTGACACTTGGAACACATCAACCCAGTCTTTCCTATGTTCGATTCATCCAGCACATTCCAGTATCTATAGTCTCCACCACCACAATGATCACAGGGAATTACCCATTCGTTCTGAGTTGATTCATTTACCCAGATAGATTCAATTGTATTATCTAGGCTCTTAGGTGTTCCGGAATACATAAACATTTTGAATGGGGAGTGTGAGGCGCACTCTTCGATAACACCAATATTGCTGCCGATAATGTCCTGTATCTCATCAACAGCTATCATGTCCGCAGCAATTCCACGAACACGGTCAGCATTTAAGTACGCATATCTAAGGATGATCTGCGATCTGTTGATAAACTTTTTCTGGAATACGTTGGTAATCAGCCTGTCCATTGTCCACGCTTTTAATCTCTCACTCGTATCAATAGCTTCTCGTAAACGATCATTGCTAAATACTTTTGCCTGCAAATTTGTAGGTGCTACATATAGCGATGTAAAGCTTGGTTGAATTGCTGAGAAGGTAAGGAGTCTATTTCCCAAGGTGGTACTTTTTTCACTCTGTCTTCCAAACTTAAGAAGTAGTTTTTTATTGGTAGAGTTGTAAATAGGCAGCAGATATTTTCTATTGTCGAATGCGAATGCTTCTAGCTGCTTGGTATCCGGATTTGGCATTCTGATAGCAAACTCTACGAAGTCACTGGGTAGGATCTCGGTTATCAATTCTTCTTTGTATGCGATGTTTGATTCATCTATTGGTGCTTCAAGATCCCACTCTTCCAGGATAAATTCCCTACTAGAATCAACAACATGGCTGCTGTTATTGAGTAGCTGTCTGGCGTATGCGGTATTTTTAACTATGGGCATTTCATTTCCTGAGGTACAATTGACAACATTTTATCTACATAATAATAGTAGAAAGGAGAAGATGCAACTATGTTCAATTTACTGGTACAAACAATGTGGCTGTGGGGAATGTGCCTTGACGCAACCTCGTGGACGCAACGAAATTACTCGGAGCCGCATATGGCGGTGTGCTTGGGTATTGGAATGACCGCTTTAGAACACAAGGTTCCTCCCGAGATTCCTATTGCTTTAGGCTCATCGGAATCAGGATTCACTCACGCAGTAAGAGACAATGGCGCAGAAGGACCATTGCAGGTAGTCATGAAGTACGTAGACTGTGATTCTTGTGATACAACCACGGCAGGTATTATCGTGCTAAAGAAAAACATATCTAAGTATGGGATCTACACCGGTCTATGTGTGTATGCTATGGGCAACAAAGGTGTGGAATGTAAGAACAACAGATATGTTAATATGGTATTGAGTAGAAGTAGAAAACTGGAGAAGAGATGGAAGCCATTACACCGGAAAAAGCCTTCGGTAATGTAGAACATATTTTAGATTTACTTTTTATTGGATGGAGACCTCTTACCCTCACCGAGAAAGAAAAGATCTTCACAAGAACCTACTATATCGATACGGAGGTATCAGATAAGAAGGGTTTCTACAATCTGGTTAGGGGCATCAAGATGAAGTATTATTCGGTGGGTAAGATAAAACTAATAGAAAATAGACTGGTTGTTAGTATCGCGCAAATTCAAACAATTCCAGCTTGGTATTTGTAACTAGAATTGCTGAGGTCTGGGCATCATGTGGTTAACATGATCTGCCGCTCCGGGAACCCAGCTTCCCGCACTAACCATTCTAGGTGCTACCTTCTTTCCAACCCATCTATCAATAAAGTTGGAGTGCGGCGCTTCCGTAGCGGGCTTATACCCTAAGGAGTGCTCCATCATTTGCCCCATATTAGAAGTTCTTCCGGGACTAACTTGTAACTCAAAGTTAACTCCTTCATGGTGCCCCTTTATATTTACACCGTGATATCCAGGTCTTGCTCTGGCGCCAACTTCATGTATTTTTGCGCCCTTAGATGACAAATGATCTAATATCTTCTGAACGTGCTCGGGCCCATGGCCATATGTTTGCATTCCCAAAAGGTCATCTGGCACAACATGGGCGGTGTTTGGACTTTTAGCCGCATTAGCTGCTATAGATCCGGGACTCTTAACTCGGGCTCTGTGGATTTTTATTCCGGCTTCTTCCAGCCCAGACATTAATTCATGTCCCTTAGAGACAGCTAGCTGTCTCTCTGCGTGGAACATGCCTTCCCCTCCGTGTACTAAATTTTTGCCGCCTACTAGAGCTTGCTTAAGCGCTTTTGCTCCTACTCTTAGAGTTTCAAATATAGCTTCTTTCTCTAGCTCTGCAATCTTCTCTAGTTCGTCATAGAACGCAGCAATCTTTACTTCTTCGTAGTTCATTTTCCCCCCGATAAGACCTTTAGGGATACCGGTTTGTTTTGAGTCTTGGCCATCTTGAACTTACGCAGCTCTTTAGCCACAGTAGCCAGCTCTTGGTCAGACGAGTTCATGACATCATGTGCCTTAGATAGAGCGCCTACAATTTCTGCCAACATTTTCACCTTGTCAACTGATGCAGGCCAATGTCTAATTTCCATAATCGTAGAATAAATACTGTCTACTGCGATCTGAATTGTGTCACGGATAGTAGCATTCTTGGATAGCCCTAGTTTATATGCGGCTACTGCTGGACCACCCTGGAGAGTGGCCATGAACTGTTCAGTATCTTTAGATGCAAAAGTGGGTATGAGTGCAGACCATTCCGCCACTGTTAGCACAGAGACATTTACATAGTAATGCTTGAAAGCAATGATAGTCTTTTCTGATATATCTAGATTGTGGATGTTCACCACTCTTAATAGTTCCGTCATTGGTAATTTACCAATGAGTCCCAAAATAAGATCTCTCTTAGCCTGACCGCAAGATAGGACTCGGGTACACGCAATCACATCTGCATTAGGATAGACCAGATTATAAATCTCTTCCTTTTTTAGAAAGGAGATCGATATGGCACTATCCTTATCCATCATATTAAAATCTCTTGGTGTTCTCGCAATGAGGGCAGTCTTGAAGGTGTTGAAATCCTCTAAGATCACCTTAGTCATTACAGGAAGACCTAGCTCCTTTAGATGCGTGTTGATGGACACCGCATCCATATCTTGGAGTATTAGATATTTGATGTAGTATAGTGAAGGATGCTTCATTTATCTTTCGCTCCGCTGCAAAGCTACCTGCTCTGCATAAAAAGCGGCAATTTTTACTGCATCATAATTCATTAGATAGCCCCTTCTCTAAGCTGTATCTGGCGTAGGCCGGATAATACTTTCTCTGTTGCCGACAATGCAGAAGCACAAGACCCTTCTGGAATATCTGCTAGCCCGAGTCTGCTAGCTAATAGAAGATTGGCTAATGAGTCTACGGCATCTTCTAGCTTGGGCATATAAGCTATGAATTTCTGCAAATTTTCGGGAGATAGGAAGTTCAAAGATAGTAGAGCATCTGCAGTAGATGGATCATATTTCGAAATATCTGCAGCCTCTTTGAACATGGAAACCTTGATGGTTTCGATAAACGCATTTCTGTGTGTTTCTTTTTTAGCTACCTTATTCATTCCCGCTGGAATGATTCTATTTCCGGCAACAAAGTTAATCAGTCCACCAGTTCTTTTAGCTGATGCGACTTTGGATCTAACTGATGCGGGAGGAACACCGACACAGGCTAATAGGAATTCAGCTTCGGCCAGTTTCAAGAATTGCGAATCTACCCCACCCAAGGCAGGACCCTCTAAGGAGATTGATCCATCAATAGTCACTCTTCCTGTGATTAGCTGGCCGCTGGCCATCTTTTTAGTCGCCTCAGCCGTTACCTGCTGCGCCTGCATAGGATCTGCCATAAGAGGGTTTAATGGCTCTCCCAGGGGCATGAATTGGCTATCTGCAGGAATCGCATAAGTGTCCTCATCGTACTTAGCGGCTGCGACTAATCCAGGAACTAGAGATATGTTAAACTTGTTACCAGTGATAACGCCTTCACACATATATAGCTCACTACCAGTCTCATCAATAGAGGATCCTCTTATGATGACAGGAGCAAAAGTAGTGACTCCACCATTCTTGGATAGGTGGAAGAATCCCATTCCCTGTATCTTACCTGCGGGGAGTGAGTTACTTTGCCCGACAGGTATGCCTATTATATTTTCCTGTAGAACATAGTGTCTGCCATCGGCAAACATCTTGAGAGGCAATGGGTTCATTTCATAGTCAAATAATTGTGGAAATACCCAACCAACATTGTGCTCGCCTGCAACAGATATTGTTCTGTATAGCCCGAAAGTGTCTACTTCTTTATAGGTACTAGTAGCCAGTGTCTGTGGGACCTGTGGAACCGAGTTAGCGGGTTCCTGCATTGTCGTAGTACCTTGAGCTGCTAGTTCTTGCGCATTTCCAGCAGGCATTGCTGCTTGCGCATCTTGAGCGGAGACTGGCTGCGCAGCCGGATTAGTAAAGTTATCTGGGTTAGCTACCTTCATCGTGTAGTTGTCCCCGTGTTTACTAAACTGTACTATGTATCTTTCTGGATACTCCTTAGTGTACGAAGTATCTCTACCCGCAAGTTTTACTCCCGCCAAAAACATTTCAGGGTTTGGGGTAGTATTTAGATACACCCTTCCTTCAGTGGAATTTATCCAGCTTGCCAGCTTGGTAACATCCCCCTCATCCACAGTACCGTTCAGATTGAGAAGCATAGACTGCTTCTCATATACGTTGGAGTTAGAAGATCTCAAACCACCGCCAACATCTTCCCATGGCGGAGTCATCATCTGCTTTAGGGAGTAATCATAGATTCCTCGGTCAACCTTCATCCCGCCAAAAGTCTGCGGAGACATCAAGTATTCCGATACCCGCTCTTCTGATAGAGAGAAGCCCCGACCTTCCTTATTGAAGAAGATATCAAAGGGACTTAGGTTCCAGTCCCTCACAACCACAGGAACCGAAATGCTGATTTCCGGAGACGCAGTAGAGGATAACTTTATTGAGCCAAAGGCAATTCCCTTATGTGGGTCAATCTTTGACATATCCACTTGAGGGACAAAGGTGTTCAGAAAGGGGCACTGCTTTAGTAACTGATTGACAATCAATGGCGCCCATTGATTAGTGTCATCTGGCAGTTTTATAAATGTCCCTGAAGGAACTTCGGCTACTTTTTGGAAAAACAATGGTGTCATGTATCACGCTATCCCGGTTGATTTGGCAGTCACATCAGATTGTACTATGTTGGCGCTCTCATTAGGAGGCCCACCCGCTGGTGGGTGTGTATGAGTTAGTATAAAGGGTAACAGGTTTGCATTCAATACCGGTATTTGTCCAGGGGAGAGGTTCAGTAATGGAACTCCGTCTGAATTAGTGATAATCAGTGAGCTAACTGAAATTGATACAGAGGGCCCATTTAATGTTATACCGTTAGATCTAAGTGATACTTTAGTGTCCCCTACCGAGAACTCCATATTCTCGGTAGCTGCCAAGGAGATTTCGGGAGAAACCATGTTTATATTTGTATCTGAACTTATAGATATTCCTGCCTTAGCGGTAAGAGTAACTTCTCCAGATTTGGAGATCCCCCAATAACAACTTAGGTTTTGAGCGCTGCCCCCAGAATCAAATACAGAAAACTCGATTCCACCAGAAGAATGCCCAGCAGAGATCTTAACTAAAGCATTCTCGTCGCTAGAAAGCTCTTTAATGCCAACTAGGAATTCACTTGATCCCAAATCACCGGTCTCTCCCGTATAGGTATTCCAGTGAAATGTCCCACCAAAGGTATCTAACTCGAAGTTCTGGCATAGATTCTTAATGGTATTGGTAATTGGAATATACATGGTTCGGGCCAAATGACCTCCGCGAACTTCTACTAGACCCCCAGACCGAATAAGTACTTCTCCCCCTCCAGGGCTACTAAGACAGATATCATCTTGATCCAGCTCTTTTCTATTGGCCGCATGGCTGCCTGCAGACCGTGGGGGCTGCCATGCTATTACTTGTCCTATCCGATCCATATTTGGAGTCCCGGGGTCGGAAGAATTTAGCATTACCCAACACAGAGACCCGGTGGAAGGACTGAAGTTTATACCGGTACCATGCAGGGGATTTACTGATGGGACTGCATATGTAATATTCCTAAGTACTCTTTTGGTTCGCAGAGTAATAACATCTACCTGAAACAGCCCTTTGTGTACTGCGGTGACCTGCGCCGTCTCGATGTAAACCGGAAGAGAGGTATGCTGTATCATTAGTACTTCCAGCTATCCGTCTTATTCTCCCCGAACTCCGCTCCATACGCTATTCCTGCCAGTGGGTTAGCTCCATGGATTCTCGCAGTGGCTCCGGTAGCGGCACCCTCTCGCAGAGTGCTCTCTAGTTCCTGGTAGTTCATTCGAGCGAGCCAGTCATCACCATGACCTGCCTTAATGGCCTCGTCAATGCCCTTCATTACGTGCTTATATTTAATCTCGGGTTCTTTTGCTTCACGCCGTTCTTCGTTCTCTTTTAGTATTAGAGTTTCCGACAATACGTCTTTTGGCGAATGTATGTGTAGTAAGTCCTCCACTACCTCTACGGTATTAGTTAGATTTCGAATTACTGCTTCCACATTTCTCTGCCGAACTCCATAAGACTTGTAGATGCCACCTAAAGTAGAAACTAAGTGATTTCGGGTATGCTCAATATCTGTGTGTTTCAATAACTCATGAGGTGAAATGGGGCCCCCACAAAGAGGCTGTCCTTTTTTAACTTCATCTCCAACAGATACCAGTAGCTTCAGAGTTAGCGGGGTACGGTGAGGAACACCATTTACAAATACGAAATGACCACCCGCCACGGTATCTTCTACAATCTTAGTCACTTTTCCTGCTTCCGGGGAGAGTGTGGCCTTAGATGGCATGGATTCTGGCTTAACCATTTCAAATATCTGGTTAGCTTGATCGAAGTGTGACGCGGTAGCGTCACCACCGCCCATAGCGGAACCACCTGTATTGTGATGATATATTCCAGAAGCTACCAATACATGACTCTCTGTTGTGGCATCATATACAAAATCTAAATCTGAGTGCATCACATCCTTTATAATTCCTACCTTGTTCCATCCAACTATTTCGGGAGGACTGAAGTCTCCATATGTTTCAACAGACTTTACTTTTATCGATTCTCCTAGAATAGAGCACGCCAATTCGCTAAGTTTAATGCGTATCTGATATCCCTGATGTAGTGAGTGTTTCCGTCTGGGAGTTGCTACACAGTAAAAGCCAATTCCTAGCTTACTAGATATCATGCCCATCTGCTGCAAAAGAGCAAAGGATGTAGTATCTATTTGAGCATACGCTGCCCCGCTATCTGTATGGACAATACAACCATCCCCATCTATCATGCCTGAAAGCACAGAAGATAGGTATTCTCGCGAGTAAGACAAAAAGTCTTTAGGCAGCTTCTTGTTTCTGGAATATCTACCAAATAAGTCATTGAATAGTTGCCCCATTACTAGGCTATTAACCGTCATGCCCTTATGAGTTACTTTTGGATGCCCAATGGTCTGCATGGCTTGGAGCATCTTATCTTTTATGCTTCCGTTTTTCTGTGAGATATAGACAGCATATGGCTTTTGTTCTTTTTGCTTCTTGTGCGACTTCTTCCAAACCACACAACCTTCAGCTAGGTAGCTTCCAACCAAATAGGGGTCTAGCCCTAAACTGGCCTCTTTATGTTCCGAGGTAACACAAGTAAGATCTTTGAGTAGTTTTTCTGATCCAGTCATTTCTCTGGGAGACAGGAACTTATCTTCAGAAATTCCTATTGGGTGAGTGTCTTGGCATATCGTTAAAAGTCCCCCAGAACTTAGTACCTTCATTGGTGAATCTGGAAGATGTCTTCTAACATGTGTCAGGGGCGACCACTGCTTACTATCATAGACAAACCACCCAGAAGGAACTTTCTTAATTTCTTCAGAGCCCTCCACAAAAGGAGTAGTTGGGATTTCATGAAATAGATCTTCAAGGGTATAACAGAAGATCCCTTCCGAATTCTTTATGTGTACTAAAGAATGTCGGTGTAGGCAATGGAAAGCCTTCATAATCATCTGAGTTAACGGCTCAGATAATGCCTCCCCTGCAAGTACTCCGAAGTTAACACCCTTTTCATGTAGCTTACCATTCTCATTTATACCTGCGCATTTCTGACAGATACCTTCTTTTAGCGCGCAAGTAAGAGAGCTTCTTACTTTAATCTTTGGAGGGGTCTTCTTAAGGGCAGATAGTACCGAAGGGGTTACTACCTCATCATATTTAAATGCGCCCACGTCTTCTGCTAAGTATCTACCTTCTGCATCCGGGTTATCTGTAGCTATCAGTATCCCATTATGGGTCTTGCAATCGTCAGTTGCAATTGGCAGGTTAACCACCAAGTTCATAATACCCTTAGCTCTTGCGCCAGGATCCTGAGTTTCCTTTGCGCGAGCAAGCGTACCAGATCTAACACCTGGGATTGAGTTCCAATAGTCTGCTGTTGTTAACCCTTCAGAGTATGACTTTCTAACTGGGTTTGGTGACACACCACCCATACCATCCATAACCTGTAGTGGGGCTGAGATCATCTGGGTAACTTGCCCCCACTTGCTCAGTGCCCCAGATCCTTGCGTCCAGTTATACAGTTTATTGTTATCCTTCTTAGCGGCAGCTTCAGTCTCTGAGAGTATGCTTACGTAAGCCTTACCAAATTCGCGAACCTTATCTTCTGGGGTCACCGTTTTTAGTTTTGCTAACGAAGCATCTGCCACGGCTAAATGCTTCTCACGTATCCCCTTATAGGCGCCGAAGTCCTTAAGTGATAGTGACGAGCCCAAAGCAGTTGCCTGCTGGTTACCAATGTTCTTCCAAGCATCCATTACATGTGAGTATTCTTCTTGGTGGTCTTTCGCAGCAGCCACCAGAATATCCTGCATCTTCTTCTTGCCTATTGACTCACCAAATAGAACATCCTGGCCAATGGGGCTCGATTTTAATGAGCTAGGTAGGGCTGCAAATAACATCGCCCTACCTGCGCTGGTTGCGCTTCCAGTTAAAGATACTTTATCGGTCAGACCAAGCGTTCCGCTCTTATGCGCCGCTAGGATCTCAGCAGGAGAGTTGAATTTCTTGCCAGAATCCTTACCTAGCGTGGATACTTGATAAATACCATAAGCAGCTTCGGCTCCAGGTAGATTCATTAGTTTGAATGTGGTAGAGCTGAACAAATTTTTTGATGGCATCATGTTCTTAGTCTCAGCTACTGCCTTATCAGAGGCAGGAACAAAAACTGCCATAGCGTCACCATCAAAGTCTGCGTTGAATCCACCACAGACTAGAGGATGAATCTGTATAGCCTTTCCTTCATGAATTACAGGATTGAATCCCATCACGCCAAACTTATGTAGCACGGGATCTCTTTTTATGAATACGGGTCTAATGGCCACTGCCTTATCCAGTGCGAATTTAACAGAGGGATGGTTTGGCTCTTCTGTTATTTTCTTTATAGCCTCTAGTGGGCTATAACCCATCCCCTTCATCTCTCGCACAATGAAAGGCTTATATATCTCTTGTGCCATCTTTCTAGGTAGCCCAACTTCGTCTAGCTTTAATTGGGGCTCTGGAATAATAACGGCTCTTCCAGTAAGGTCCGATCTGCGCTTAACTATCTTCTTCTGATACATGCCTTCTTTAGACTGCCCGCCACTGGGCTTTGCCACCGTTTGCATTATGCTGGAAATATGCACGCCTCTAGTAGTAGCTACTCCTGTTAGGTATGTATTCTTTATGGCCTCGTAAAGATTGGCTCGGAGCTTGTTCTTGTTTTCTGGTAACCCGGCAGGATCGAAGGATCTAAGCTCATTATTAGCCAGACCCGCCAATTTGTATAGCTGGTTTGCATCAGCACTCTCAATAGATCCTAAGCTTCCCGAAGAAGCGGACAAACCCACTGGTCGATATATGGGAGGCAGCACGGGCATGTAATGATTTATGTATGCCTCTGTGGGAGTCATACCCATTCTATCCAGGGAGCTTAGTAACTTAATCTTCTTGTATGCCTTATCCTTCTCTGTTGCGGGCATTTTGCCCACAGAGTTCTTTAGCTTAGCCAGCGTGGTCTTAACATCTATACGATCTAGTGCCGCCTTAATTCCAATACCGCCAGCTCCACCATCTAGTTTCTTATCCCCCGCCATAACGGAGTCTAGCTCTCCCCTCTTTAGATTTAGAAGGACTTCGATTGGTGTCTGGAACACCGGATTCGGTATGGGCTCCGCCAGTTTTATGTGCCCCCACTTTTTGGAATTTATCTTGCCGTCTGGAAAGTCAAAGAGACCTCCCTTATCGGCTTCTCCTGAAGATCCCACCAACATCTTGCCTGGATCTCTGATCTCATGCTTAGCTGTTTTTAAGATCTCAGAATCTGTGTAGGGCATTAGTCGTATTTCGTGCCCTTCTTTTACAGTGTTTATGCCCATGGCTTTTAAGTAGCCCATGAACTTGTGATATGCAAAGGTAGGGGCTGCTGCTGGTAATGGAGTTCCTGACATTAATGAACTCCAGAACTCATCAGAGTCGTATCCTCTTTCCCCTATGTTTGGTCTTTCATAGGTGGACTTGTGCGTCTGCAACTCTTGAATGTTTGCACGAGCGTTGTGTCCTAGTAAAGCGTATACACCCAAGGTACTCAGAGCCTGTCCAGAGGCACTACCTCCATTTGACGGCTGTAGGTTCTGGTCGTATCTGTGCTTGGAGGTACCGATAACTGAAGGACCACCAGATCTTCCCGATAGCTTTTTCTCTCCCTGATGTACTAGCTTCTGTATATACTGCGGCCCAACTAGCACACTACCGAGAGATTTTCCAGTAGTAGGATCGTATACTATCTCAGTATCCGATAACCCGTGTGACTTCAATTCTTTCTGTAACTTCTCTGTCATATCAGGCACAGAAGCATCGAAGTTTTTTATTGCGTAAACCTTGCCGGTCTTCTGCGCAATTTTTCCTGCTGCAAGTTCAAGAACTTGGCCTGGATTAATACGGCCCGGAATACCCGCTGGATTCATCAACACGTCAATCGGTTTCTTTGTCCCGCTTTCCATGGTGTGCGGCATATCCTTGTCTTCAAGGATTTGCGTTATTACGCCCTTGTTACCATAGCGGCCAACAAGCTTATCTCCCAGACCCATGGATTCTTCAGTAGATACGTACACAGTAATATACTTTCCATTCTTTACTACTCTGGAAACTACCCCGATAGTATCGTGATCCCATCTCAGATCTTTAGACTTCCACGGGTTCTTGAATTTGTTGGATCCCCGCATACCCGATAAATCTAAATCCTGTTTAGATTTCTGAATAGCGGCTATCAACACATCTCCAGGTTGTACCTTAGTACCCTCTTTAATTACGCCATCTTCTCCAATATTAACGAGGTTTACCCCTTTGGCGCTCTGGGATGCCCAAGCTAAGTACAAGGACTTACTAGCCACTACTGCGCCAATGTCTAGAGAGTCTAGATCCTTGGTGCTGTTAACCATAGTGCCAACATTCAAAGTAACTTCCATCTCCATGGGAGTAGTGTGCTTGCTGGTTAACTTCTGCGTGGCAGATCTAGAAATAACTACACCATCCTCAAAGTTATATCCATTCATTGGCATGTACCCAACGGTTAAGTTTTTCCCGAGGCTTAGCACGCCATTCTTGGTAAAGTTCTGATCTGCGATGACTTGATCTTTCTTAACTGAGTCTCCTACCTTAACTAGTGGCTCAGAGTTAAGTGATGTCTTCTTCTCTGTGGTTTGAAATCTATCATACAGATGTGTTTGGTGCAGTTTGCCATCAGCGGCCTTTACCTCTATAAAGTTAGGAGTTACCTTCGTAACTACCCCAGACTCTTTTGCAGTATGGGCAAAGAATTTTCCGAGGGCGGCCTCAAAAGTTTCCCCAGACTCAGTGCGGATCTGTACTAATGGTTCTTCTCTATGAATTAGGGATATGGCCTGTCTGCCCATCTTCCCTGCCATCATTGCTCTGTTGCCGTTGTTATTTGCCAAGAAGGGGACTAGGTTTGAAGGTACCCCGAATTGATGGGTGGCAGAGACTATTACATAGTCCACCTTTGAGAAAGGAACCTTCTCAATAGCCCCACCCGCAATAGACGCTGAAACTAAATTAGATCTAGGAGTAACAATACCATTCTCATATTTGATGTCGTCTGGGAATGCTACTACCGACTTGTATGCCTTCAGGACCGGAACATCTTCCATCTTCTTGGTCTTAGTGTTGTACATAAGAGAGACAATGGTACTACCCTGTTTGCCTACAGTAATAGGCAAAGGAAGGGCTAGTCCCGAGTCCTTCTTCTCTCCAGTATCCAGAGGATCTAAGAATCCAATGTGGGAACCGTGGACTAACTGTGCCGTATTTAAAGAGTTGCCTACGCTACCAGAGATACCGCCCATGCCCATTACCGTTGTCTGTGTTGCCCCAGAAATCATGGCAATCGGGTTAGTCTGATCTGCTCTAGCCGCTAGTTGCGTTTCTCCAGACTTGAAGAACCCATGAACTACCTTTGCTAATGGTTGTGTCTTTACGGCATCCGATACTTCGTAGGACTTATCAAGGTTGACCTTAATCCGTCTTTGTAGATCTCTCTTCTTACGGTTTACTAAGTCATACAGGATATCCCCAGCATCTAAGAACTCTTTATGCCCTACGTTATCATATGTGCTGGGGGCAACCTCACCTCTTGAAATTCCAATTAATTTCTTTGCGGCTGATGCCATAACATGGGTATCAAAAGTCTCTCGCTTTACCCCAATAGTATCCTCAGTAACATCCGGATTTAATTTCCAGACGTTATAGTGGTCGGCCATAATCTTAGCGGCCTCTTTGTGATTAACCACAGCAGCTCCAGAGATTTTAGTTGCAGCTGCTAGCAATCCACGCATGTCTTTATCTGTCATATTTGCGGCAACAATTTCTTTACCGAAAGCCTTATGTAGTTCAGCCTCACTCATACCAACTCCATGCAGAATTGGCATAATTGAAATGGTAGAGCTTGTTCCGGGGGCCACGGCTAATTCAAGCTTTCGGCTGGTAGGCTCAAAGTTCATTTTTAACTGGGATTGCCAACCACCACCAACCACCGCCTGCATCTCGCCGTTCTCACCGATACGAGTGTAAACTCCGGGTAATCGGCGAAACTGATGCTGTACTTGGTACTCATCACCGTCAACTAAGTAACTGAATCTGCCTGTAACTTTTGGCAGATCAGTAACCTTAATTTTAGAGGTATGCATTACTGTTCCAGTGGCATTATCTAGTAGAGAGATGGTGGCATGGACAGGAACTGCCCAACTTCCTCCCTTATCTTTCGCCTCTCTCTGCTCTGGGAAATTAAAGGGGTCTTTATCATCATGTATTTCCACATGATCAACACGCAGGGTTCTTTTTTTGCCCTGTATGTTATAGATATTCTTAACCGCCTCTACTGTTCTAGCTTTCATATTTTCGAACATCTGGGCGGGGTTTAGTTGTGACACCATGGAGTACTCCTGAAGGACATCAAAATTATACCCTACTATTATGGATAATACATATATGTGGGAGAAGTTTGCAACTCTCATAAGTGAAATCAGCGGATTACCTAGTAGGAGCGTAGAACATGAGCGAGAAGAGGAATCAGAGAGACAGGAAAGTGAGCTTGCTACTATTCTCATTCCTGATGGGGCTGATAAACGGGTTGACGAGGAAGTAGATGGAAGCTCCTCCGAAGGTTAAATGCTTCCTATCTGCGAGCACTCTTTGCAGTCATGTAGATTGCAGAAATTGCAAATATTTTAAAGCCAAATATGGGGAAGTAGCCTGGGTGTGTTCTTTCTGTCCCTTGCCGGAAAATGTCCAGGTATTGGGATACTACGGAGACGGTCCATGTTCCAACTGTGGAGAACCTCGAATCGTAAACACGGCGGTGCTATATGTTGATGTGCGATAACTGCGGGCACCCCGTAAAAGACTCGGAATCAGTACTGAGTTTTGAGACTGGTATTGCTCGGTACTCTGAGAAGGGTGGGCATGTTTATTTTGTGCAGGACGAAGACGCTATCGGACATAAAGATTGCTTCTGGCCTCCAATTGAGAGACGGCTCCGCTATCCAGATCAACAAGAAATTGATCACTGCGCACTATGTTACGGAGTAATAAAATCTGAGAGTAGAATGGTGCGCACTAAGGTAGGAATACTGGACGAAGGGGAAGTCCGCGAGACTGGAAAAGAGTTTCAAGAAAACTACTTCCACCCAAACTGTATTCAACAGTATGTACCAGATGAATGGATGAACTGGTCTCAAAGCTCGGAGCACATATGACAAACAAGCTAACCTCACAAAGTGGACAAAGAGTATATTACTATTTTAGTTGGAATAGCCGTAGTGGGCATGTCTTAAGAATGTGCGGTTCTGAGAAGAGCTTAGAGCATCTGATTCTGCAGGATTTTCCTCAAGCAACACCGAGGATGCCGATCTATACCGGGATACTTTCAGATCTTACTCCTCGGCAAAAATATGAATGTGAGAGAAGAAGGATTAGACTCCTGAGATATAGAGAGAAAAATAAATACAAGTCGGTGATACAAAATTTTCTGGCGCATATTTTCTATGATGCTCTAGAAGCTAAAGTGACTCCGACACTCCCAAATATATTCGAGAACATACACAACCTTGAGGATGTATATGATTACGCTTTTGAGAACTGGACACACGAACAAGTCATACAAGTAGGAAAAGCCTGTGAAGCACACGATTACTTTCAAGACCGGAAGTTCCCCCGTAATAAGTGACGGTTTAGATTTAATCAGCATCGTTTGCAATGAGGCGTATCTAGTAGTTGATCAAATAGAAATATACCAGGGATCGGCGCTAATAAATCACGGCAGAAATATAAGCGCGCTAGAGAAAAAGAAGGAACAAGATAAGGCGGAAAAATGCAATAAAGAATATGGACAAGCTATGAAGAGACTACTAGAAGGATCTGCTTTCTTGCGAGATCTAATGAAGAATTTCTGAAATATTTTAGCCATTTGTAGCCGTTCAGAGTCCGCTAAGGCGGAAGTGTTTGCTTAGCAAGTATTTTATACTCCTAGTAATAATATATGTAATGGGATTATTAGTTTCGGATCGGTGCCCATTCCTGGAGAAACTTTTTAGCTCTCAATCTATTTTATGTTTTAGTTATAACTATTATGGAGGCACGATGTCGAAATCTAAGAAGAAGAAAGAGTATGATGCCGCAATTGTGGCAGGAGATTATGTGCGAGTTGCAGAGTTATCCAGGGAATATGCTGAGCAAGTAAAGCTCACCGAGAAGTACAATAGGATCAAGCTGGAACAATTTGGTAACATCAACGAGGCTGGGGTAATCTGGATCGAAGAAGAGCAGAGATTCAGAAAAGTAACGGGAGTACCTGTTCCTCATCCTCTGCCACTCGGAAGTAATATAAGAAAGAGATCCGGCAAAATATTTGCCAATGGAGAAAAGATCGCCACTATCGCACAAATATCCACTCACCCAATAACCAATAGACCTGCGTATGTCTTGGAGGGTATCGAAGGTCTAATTGAATTTTGTGTTGCTATTCCAGAATAAGTATTCTTTAGCACAAGGAGATCAAATGGGAAAAATTGCACTTACCGCACTATCCACTACCCTAGTTTACGCGAGCATTATTTTTCTTGTCGGAAAATTATGTATAGTGGGAGTAGAAAGTCTATCCGCAAATAAACACAGAAATTAGTGATAATAATATTAGCAGAAGTATGGATAGGCTTGAGGAGAAAGTGAGTCCCGCTGAATAAGCCCACTCATGAGTAAACGATACAGCCGTTGACTCCAAACTTGCTATTGAAAAGGCTTCGCCCCCACTGGCGCAAAATAGGTGGATGCCCCAAACAATGATGGACGAGCTGGTCGAGGCCGGCAAAGACTCCATTGTATTGTAGGTAAGCATAGAATCCGCCTTTTCTTTAGCTACCTATCTGTCTACTTGGATCTCTTCTCTGTGGTTTCTGTTCTGGCATTGGCATTTGCGCAGCATTTAATGGATTAGATTGAGACCCCAAAGTATCTTGTATGATCTGATTTACCAATGTGAATAGTTCGGGGTTAGCTGTTCGCATAATATTTAGCTGTGCAGATCTCTGCCCTTCATCAAGAGTCTCTAGATAGTTAGCGGCTCTCTTAGCGATGTATTGTAAGCTCATTCCAGAAGGGGTAGCTTCATTCGGATTACCCATAGTTGGCTTTACGCCAGTAGCCGGATTATTCTGCGAATTTTCCGGATACACGGAAGCACCTTCGGGGAATCCCGGAGCTACTTGATTCCCTGTTAATGCTCCTGCAGGAACATTTGGATCCTGTTGAGCATTAGGATCTTGAGGCATAGCATTAGGATCCTGCATGGCATTAGGGTCTTGCCCCGGTGGCGCCATTCCAGGCTGTCCAGGTTGCTGTGATTGCATTGCCATTTGTAGCGCCATCTGTGCCTGCTGCACATCTAGCTGATACTTATTATTTACAACAGCTACCTCACCTTGGATATGTGCTTGCTCTTTCTGCATTCTTCTTTGCAGTTCTAGAGTGAATCCTCTTTCTGCATTCATCCGATCTCTCTCTACGCCAATATCCATTCCGATATCTTCTAGGAGAGTGGCATCACTTAATTTCTGTGCCTGATTCAGCTGGAAATAAAGCATGGTTCTCTGAAGATCATCAGCCATCTTAAAGGGCTTAAAGTCTCCCTTTACCTTAGGCCATCCCATGTATGCGGCAATTCTATTGAAGATAAAATCGAACACCAGTTCTTTCTGTTCTTCAATATAGCCAAGAAACTTATTGTGCAACTGGAACATGGTAAGGTTAGTGGACGAATACTGGATACCTCCGAAAATAAACTCTGGAGGAACTCCCATACCCGCAGCTATATGCTCAGACCATACTCTATACTCTTGGTGCAGTAGTAATGCTTTACCATCACCACCAATAATTTGAGAGCCTAACGGTAGAGGCATAACAGGGATGCGGTTTGGGTCAACCTTCCACTTAGCAATCTGCTCTTCTACTTCCTGTTTCCAGTCAGACAAATTTATAGTGGAGAATGGATCTGAGGTAGTTGTTCCTTGGCTTGGGAATAATACTCGTAATGGAACTATGTGTTCTTGCGCCACAGCTTCCTGCGCTCTGCGCAAGACACCCATATAGTGAAGATCCTTTAGCACTGGGAGTACTAAAGGACTACCCCAACCAGGAGTCTTCTGAGAGAGTGTTGGTCTCTTGAAATGAAAGATATTGTCTGGGTGGAAATATAACTTCTTTTTCTGCTTGATTGCTTGAATGAATATGTCTGGCAGCTCTTCGAGAGCTGCTGGCTTACCTAGCATAACCTGATTGATTATGGTGTTCGGAATGTTATATATGATAGTGGTCTTACCAGATAGTTCATTGTACTCAATATCAATGGACTCTGGATTCCACCGCATCAATCTAACATCGCGAATAGATCTAACGTAGTTATCATGTACCTTAGCGAAACCGTCATTGCCGCATGCGGGACACTTGATATGGTACTGGAATGAAAGCCACTTGTACTTAAGAGCTTTGATGTCATGTTGCTTGTGGCAAGTGCCACACTCCAGATACTTCTTAAAGGGAAACATGATAGAGACGAATGCGTTCCCATAGGTGAAGTAATCTAATCCTACCTCAATCCGGAAGGACTTTAGTTTGAGGATTTTTACAATCTCTTCATACTTCTCTTTTAGTACCGTATCGTTTGTCTTAAAGATTATGGCAGTTATCGGGTACTCTGCCATTTTAGTTATGGCGGAGTTAACTACAGGATTCGTGGTGAAGTAAAACTTGGTCCAGTTAAATAGCTGCTTAATATCATTGGGTAAGTAAGACTGCCCAAGATCAAAAAATGGGTGCGGGTATTTTGGCGCATTTGCCAATACCCCAGATCTGGCAGTAGCCCTCTGATTACCAACTAATGTTTCTGGTAGTCTACTCACGCAACTTCTCCTGGGGGTTTCTGTCCGCCCGAAAACTTACTTCCGATGTACTTTCCGGCATGGCCGCCAATCACGCTGGCGCCGATACCCATAGCTAAGCCAGCCATGGGATGTACTTTGGAGGAAAAGTTACCTAAAACCATACCGGCATTACTGCCGGCCCATTCTCCGATTCGAGATCCCCGAGATTCACCTTGTCCGCTAGAGTCCTCTTTAGCAAAGGCTCCGGGAGCCTGCATTCCGGCAAAGCCAAGAGTCAGCGATTTCATGCCCACTGGTAGGTGTCTACCAATATGAGAATTGCCAACCCAGCCCTTGGCTGCTGGAGCAGTATTAGCATGGCCATGTTCTGCCATGGCCTTCCAACCTTCGGACACCCACTTACGAGGGGATAATCCCCGCTTACCCAGCTCTTCGGACATTCCGGCTATCTTTGATCCTATTCCAGAGAATAGGATATCATCTGGTTCCATATTGTTCTCTAAATGCATTTTCATACTCTTTTAGTTTGTCGGTTGCCCATAATAATTTAGCCACCTGAATATCGGTAGACGTCATATCTAAGTCGAACATATGGTACGGCAATGACTGAACTGCAGCAAATCTTTTCGCAACATGCCAATAGTCGTACTCATGGAATCTCGTAATGTTAGTCCCAATAGAGGGATGTGTCTGTCTATGACCAACATTGTTTTCATGCATGTATGTTTCGCTACAAAGATCACATCGACCATCGGTAAGGTCGTCATGATCTACTGTACCACAGTCATGACATTTATACATTGGCTTACATAGAGTTGACTGAACAAAAGCTAGGGGCTCTGGTAGATACTCCAATTCCTCGTGCTTCGCACACGAGGCAATGTACCCAATGACCTCTTTCGAGAATGGAGTATCCTTAAAATTCTTCATGGTGAATACCGTTAGCATACATTGCGTAACACTAAGAGGCTCCACCAGTTGAAAATTTGGAATGAACCCAGTTAGCCCTCTGCCAACCTTCTCAAAACAATCCCAGTCTGTCCACGCGACAGGGCTTAAGTGTATGGCCCGCATAGCATTTAATTTACTGGCGTTGACTTCAGATATCCGGCCAAAGCCCTTCTCTTCTAAGAACTCATAGACGGTTATAGGTTCCCAGGTAAGCCACTCCTTTGGTAACTCTTTATTTACCAATAAGTACAGCGCAATAGGGTTCCAGTCTATGCTATTTATATTCACGCAAAAGATCCATTGGCCAGCCGGGCTATTATTGCTTTACTGGGATCTGGTAATGAGCTGAAAACTTCCCAAGGATTTTCCCGCATTCCCAAGATAACCGGTTCCTCAAAATATTTGGACATCAGATTCTTATAGTTTGCATGTGAAACGAAGCGCTGCAGTTTACCCGATTCCAACGTCTCTGTAGATCCTGTCCAAGTTTCTGCGATCTTTGTACCGAATGGGTAGTACACAGTTTCATGTGGATTGGGGTACTGTGAGTAGTTGTTTAGCCCGTGGGTAGTATCAAAGGTAGTCAAGAATGACTCTAACTCCTGGGGAGCCACGCTGCTGGCAATTTTCTCTAATCCCCTAAGAGTCTCCTGGTTGTACTCACTCACGAAGGGAATTCTGGCAGAGATGCCGTTGAAAGGATCCGTTTCAAGATTCCTACGGGAACTCCCGGCGTATGAAGCTAACTTGGTGAACTTCTCCTCTCCGCCAAATCTTGCTAATGGGATAGTCAATGCAGCGGCTATCTTTTTACGATCTTCGGGAGTATACAGATAGCAATGTGCTTCGTATGCTTCAGCCAGCTTCTCAAACTCTTTTTTGGTTCTCATTGTAATTAACTCCTATCTCGCTATTATAGGGTAGAAAACTCTGGATATAAATAGGGATAATTCGATTAGACAGACAGCTTAAGGAGATTAATGAGTGAATCATGGGGCAACCGAAATGTTTTGGAGACGCTAGTGAGTACGATGAATATGGGGGTGTCTGTAAAGGGTGTTCTTTTAGACTTGACTGTGCCAACACTATTCAGCGCATACAATCGAGAATTGGAACTGTGAGAGCGCCTACTGCAGCTTCGCCATCGCCATATAGAACAGTCACTCCATATCAGACACCACAGCCAACGCAAGTCTCAACCGTTCAAAATCAAACGGCGTCATCGTACACCTTTGATAAGCAAATCGCGCCACAGTTCGGAACCTACGTAGGATTTTCAATGCTTGAATCTCTCCTGGTGGAAGCACAAAGATTAGTATACGCGGCAAGAAGAAATTATCTGGATACAAACAGATGAGCATCGTAAACGAAATTATAAGTGTTAAGATTCTGGTAGCTATTATTCTCTCTCTTCACGAGGGCGGCGACCCCATTGATAACATAGAAGATAGATATTTTCGAGGACAAGCCGAACTATTGCGCCTAACCTTAGAAGCTCTGAATCATTATATTTCAGGAGATGTTCTTTTTCCCATGCTCCTAGATGCGATAAATGATGTTGTGGAAGGTGAAGATATAGTTAGGGTTATGAATAGCCTGCTGGATAATATAGTAGCGGCACCCACAACTGGGAGGGATACTATTGATACACATAGATAACCTAGCCAAAGTACCAACTAAGCTTGTGAATTTACCTGCCTTACGCGCAGACTTAGGCACTCTTATTTTAGATCAAGACTGTGTGTTACTTCCCAGAGAATATATGGATTTCTCCAAGCTGGGAGAAGTAGTTTATTCCAGCAGAGAGTATGTAAGAAGATTTTCGCTAGATGCTAATACCGTTTTATGGGAGGCACAATGGCCAGCATTCATAGCAATGATGCTATCTGGAAACGGTATACTTAATCTGGCCCCAGGAAAGGGCAAGGCCCTGGCACACGGAGAGCCAGTAATAACAAATACTGGGGAAGTTCCAATTGAACATATAAAAATCGGAGATTTAGTAGCTAACCCTGACGGTACTTTCTATCCGGTTACAGGGGTATTCCCACAGGGAGAGCGAGATCTGTATACGATATCATTTACCGATGGTACGGTGGTTACCTGTGACGAAGACCACCTATGGACTCTGCAAAGGAAGAGAAATAGGCAACAGTACAAACCACCCATCACAATAAAGACAAAGGATCTGATCCTAAAACCATTGCGAAATAGCGACGGTCATTTATATTTTACTCCACCAACTTGTCCCATAGAGTACGTAGAACAACCACTCCCAATAGACCCCTATACATTGGGAGCATTATTGGGGGATGGGGGTTTAACAAGGAAGTCGATTGAAATAACTAGTGCAGATCCAGAAATCCTGGATAATCTAAAACTTCCTGGCTACGTGCTAGTGGATAGACACAGCAAGACATGTGGTAAAGCTAAGCGCTATGGTATTACAAGGATAGACCAACAAAATGGAATTTCTCTATATTCAGTATTGAAAAGTATTGGATTAGCCGGGGTTTCCTCTCACACCAAGTTTATTCCAAACATCTATGAGATAAATTCAATAGAAAATAGATTGTCTTTATTGCAGGGATTATTTGATACAGACGGAACCCCAACAGCAAGTAAAGCTATAGAATATTGCACCACCTCGCCAGAACTGGCCCAAGGAGTACAGAGAGTTGTGTATTCTCTGGGGGGTACTTGTACCTTCTCTGAGAGATACTCAAGATACACCAGAAAAGACGGCACTAGGTCTAGTCCCTTCCACAGTTATCGGCTACTTATAAAACTACCGAAGGGCCTGCGGGGATTTAGATTAACCCGGAAGCAGGATAAGATGCAGGGGCGTAGACAGCGAGAGCCGTATAAAGCAATAACTAAAATAGAGTATGCGGGAAAAGGGGAGGCTACTTGCATATCTGTAGATAGTCCAGATCACCTGTTTCTAACTAGAAACTGTACCCCAACCCACAACACCCGCACGGCAATTGAATATCTACTAACCTGGGGAGTAAAGACTGCAATTATCGTAGACAAGATTGGTTTATTGGATCAATGGCACAACGCGCTAATAGAACATGTTGCCGAAGTAAAAGACCACATAGGAATTGTTCATCAGAATAAAGCGGAGCTTGATAAGAACATAGTTCTAATTTCTGCGAAAACATTAATACCCAGGTTAGAGTCTGGTAAGATAACTTCAGAAGATCTAGCGGACTTTGATCTAGTTATCTTTGATGAGTGTCATCACTTTGCTGCGCCTACCTTTTTGCAATTATGCCCACTATTTGGTGGATTACGTTTAGGTTTAACCGCCACTCCTAACAGAGAGGATGGATTAGACCGGCTATTTAAGATGCACTTAGGTGCTGTTTTCTATAGTGATCTTATACAGGATCTGATCCCTAAGATTGAGTTCATACCCATGGGGACGGTTATCTATGATGAGGATCAGGAAGCTATAAGCGATGTCTCCGGAGAGTTGCACTATAAAAAACTGTGCATCTGGCTGGGTCAAAATTCTGCTAGGAACTTACGTATAATAAATGATGTAACAAATGCTGCCACTCAAGGGCATCATGTGCTGGTACTTACGCACTCCAAAGAACATACTGAAGTTCTGACTAAGCTATTTGAAGAACATACCTTTTCTTTAGGGCTAACTATTTCTACTATTTACATTAACGGGTCCAGCCATAAGATAGGGAGAACAGAGAAGATCCGAGGACACTCGGTAATCTTTGCCACCTTTGATGTTGCTGCCGAGGCGCTGGATGCCCCAAGCTTAAGCTATCTATACTTTGCTACACCACCAGGGGCTAGAGAGTATGGAAATACGTTACAACAGGCTTTAGGTAGAATCCAAAGAAAGCATAGTAGCAAGCTCCATCCAGAAGTCCGCATACTAGAAGATATAAATATTGATATGTGCAGATCTCTTCTCCGACAAGTAAAGAGAAGATTGCGAGAATGGAAGTATCCATACAAAGAATTGAAAAAGGAAAAGAAGCTTGGATCTACAAACTATAAGAGAACAATACGATAACTGCCAGCAGTGCGACAAGTTAGTATCTTGTAGAAGGAATGTAGTACACGGAGTCGGTAACCCCAAAGCAAAGATATTGCTACTGAAGGATACTCCTTCGCTAACAGAAGATACCGTTGGAACTCTATTTACTGGAGAGTATAGTAACTGGGTTCTGAGTATGTATCTGCATATATCTAAGCACCCGGATCTCGCAGAACTGCGACAGAAGGCAGAGCGCGGAAAGTCCATAGACTATAAAGTAGTTAAGCAGTATTTCCTTCAAGATGTGTACATCACTTCAGCAGTTATGTGCTGTGGTAAGTTGACTGAGGGGGCTAAGCGGGGAGAGGTTAGAGCCCCCGCAACAAAAGAATTAAGTAACTGTAGGCAGCGGTTATATGATACTATATATTCCGTTGATCCCTGGGTCATCGTAGCGTTTGGTAAGTACGCAGCTAGTACGCTGTCACCAAAATCAAAAGGTTTAAACCTGAACGGAAATCCTGAATCCATGGTTCATATTACCATACCCGGAAATACAATACCCGTTATCTATCCAATGATTCCATCATATGACCTAGAGTACGCAATGTCTCGTGGTGACTATGATGCGCAGACTAGTATCGTAAACTCAACATTCAATGCGCTAGCCAGCGCATTTGAACTAAAGCAGAAGATGGAGATGAATGAATATGCCTGATACCAAACTGTTAGATCTGTATCGTGACAAGAAACTAGAACTCAAGAAGTTGCAGGAGTCTTGGAACTCTGGAGAATTTCTACAACATATTGTTCCTGAAGAATTCCACTTTCTAGTAGCGACATCTCTTCAGGAATCCCGAGATGCAATAGAGACTGCGGCTAGAGAAGTTGATTCCATATTTGCGAAGATAAAATCAGAGTTTGTGCAAGAGGCCGTAAATAAATTTGATACCTCGAAACAGTTCGACAGAAGAACGGTTGAGGGGATCAAGATTACTGCGCGACAATCCGTTTCATATAATATGGATAGACTTATTTCTATCGCTAAAGAAAAGAAGCTATATGACCGACTGGTAAATAAGGGTGTGATTTCCACCAAGGTAGTCTTAGATGAAAAGAAGCTGGCCATGGTAGTGTCTCAGGAAGAGCAGGCGCTATTCGCCCCGGCTAAAGAAGTGCGCCTGAAGGACGTATCTGTTGTAGACAAGTCCAAGGGAATACCCCAGGAGTCTGATGAATAAGGCACCAAACGGTTCTGCTAGAATAACTATCAAGAAAAATAAAGAAGTAATTAAAGACCTCGTTCACGAATTCACCCAAGAGGAACTCATGAGATTTGACCTTCTCGCAACTACCAAAGACGAACCCGGAGCCACCTTATCACAGTCCATCACTGTAGGTGATATGAACTATGGTAATGGCGTAACCATACAGCTATTTACAAGCATTACCTGCTTGCAGACAAACGAGACGATGGAAGCAGGGCATCGTCTATTACTAGAATTCAATAGAGATATGGTTAGAGAAGCAGCAGTAGTAGCCGACGAGCTTAAGAGAGAGATTTTTGGCAACTGAGTATGAAGTTACCCTTGGAGAAATAACCTTTCTACCCAAGGGTGATATTATCAGAGTTCAGTATGAAATAAAGAAGCCGGGCCTCCCAGATTTTTGTGCCAAGGGGGTTTCTAATTTTCGCACAAATACTCAAGCTAAAGTATTGATAGATTCCCTAGTAGCTGTACTGGAAAAAGTCATACTAGGAGATACCGCGTGAACGTAGAATTTAGACTTCTTCTTTCTATGCTCCAGAGTAAGGATCTAAAGACAGTAACACAGTATGGGGTTAAGGATGAGTATTTCTCTCTGCCGGATTCTTTATTAATCTTCAAATTTATCCAAGCATACTCTTCTACTAAAGAGGCATATGGGCAGATGCCCTCTCTGGAGTTGGTACATCAGAGGTTTCCAACATTTCCGGTGAATGCCCCGAGAATGGAGGAGTCCATCTACTCATTAATCTATGAGTTAAAGGACAAGTATTTAAAGAGGCACATCCATATTATTATGGAAGATATGGACCTCTTGGTCAAAACGGATCCTCGTGCGGCAATAGATTACTTAGCCGCGCAATCATCAAAGTTGAAAGCGGAAAACTTTGAGGCCGCTCACTTACAGATGGATGGGGCTGATGCCGCCATTAAGATTATAGAGAATTATAATCTGATTGCGGACACTGATGGATACTTGGGAATACCTTATCCCTGGGAGCCCTTGAATCTGGCCACTCGCGGAATGCAGCGAGGGGAAGTAAATCTAGTATACGGGCCCAGTAAATCTATGAAGAGCTGGCTATTACTAGAAATGGGGATCGTACACCCATTTGTACACGCTAATGCGCGATGTCTACTTATCTCCATGGAAATGCCAGTAATCCAGATGTACCGAAGAGTATATGCCCGATTGGCTAAAGTGGATTACGAACAGTTAGTCTCTGGTAATCTGATGCCAATGGACCGGGAACGGTACAACAATACGGCCTTAGCTATTCACGGAGAACTATCTATAGATACTAAAGAGAGAATGCGGAATATACGAATCATCAAACCCGACTCTAGAATGGGTGGCGGTGTCTCCGCAGTTAAGAAGGCTATTGACGAGTTTGACCCGGATGTTGTGGCTATCGATGGTATTTACCTGATGGCAGATGAGCGGTCTAGTACAAGATCTGGTGACTGGAAGAATCTAACCCATGTATCCCAGGACTTGAAGTCGCTGTCTCATGAGTATCAGGTTCCCTTACTGGAATCTCATCAAGGTAATAGATCATCAATAAAGCGTGCCCCAGGGGAAGATGCTGAAGATTACTCTGATGTTGGCTTCTCTTTAGGCCCCATTCAGGATGCTGACTTTGTTATGCGAACCCAGAAGCAGCTAGGTCCAGATGGAGAAACTCAGCTAGTCATAACTCTACCTGCGGTTAGAGAGGCTAAGATTGACAAGTTTGTGCTGAATGCACATCCGGCAATTGACTTCTCAGTCATCAGTCAAGATAATGTAAACATAGCTACTGAAAGAACTATTCAGCCGGATAAGCTAGTACATAAGGCATTCAATAAACGGCAGTCGACACTAATGTGATAAGTGTCCTGACGATAATTGAAACATATGTTGACTCTGCCTGGAAAAAGACTGGTGCTAGTAATATACTAGTCCATTGCCCTTTCCATAAAGACGGCAAAGAGAAAGATCCCTCTTGCTCCATACACGTAGAAAAGCAACTATTCTATTGTTTTACTTGTGAGGAGAAGGGGCACTTAAAAAGGCTGCTGGCAAAAGTCGGAGCACCTGTAGAGATCATGAAGTATGCTGAATCTCCCAGAATGCACGTAACTCCAGATCAAGATTATACCTTGCCAGAACATATCTTAAGCTGCTACAGGTACGAACCAACTCCCTGGATATCAGAAGGTTTTGATTCCGAATTATTAAAGCAGGAGGAGATTGGATTTGATATCAGAAATGAATGTGTTATAATTCCTATTAGAAAATCAGATGGTGGCCTGCTTGCTATAGCAGGAAGAAATTTTGAGGATGGTCCTCGCTACAAAATATATAAAAGAGAACTTGGTGACTTTTGCCCTTTCGGGTATTCTCCCAAGACTCATAAGATCTTGTGGAGAGGACACAAACTAAAGAATCCTAAAAAGATTATAGTTTGTGAAGGATATAAGGCAGCACTAGCGTATGTCTCTGCAGGATTCTTTGATACGGTAGCACTTATGGGATGTCATATGTCAGAGGACCAAGCGAATACCTTGGCCACCTTTGGGTGCCCCATAGTACTATCTCTAGATAACAATAGTGCGGGTATCTCGGGTACGCCGAAAGCCGCCAGAATGTTAACGAGACTGGATGTTGACGTTTCAATAGTTAGTTACTTAGATTCTAGAGAGCAGCCTGATGGCTATACAGATATGGAACTAAAAACAATGGTAGGTTCAGCGAAACCTTTTCACCGATGGAGACAGCAATGAGTTTATCAACTTGGAAAAACACAGCAAGACAGGACATGAACCAGAAGAAGAAGTCTCCGAAGAAGAGCTTCTCTGGTGGTAACTTCTTTTGGAGAGATAAGCTGGCTCTGCCCAGTACGGTTACTAAGTGTCTGTTTATTGCCGCAGAGCATCTAAGCCCTGGGTGCGAAGAGCCTGCTATTTTCTACAAGGTTCCCAGACACACCATTACGTTAGAGACAGCGGAAGGTAAAAAGTACTTTAAGAGCTTCGTATGTTCACACGCCTTCGGAGAGAATTGTTATGGCTGTGAGCTTATGTACGACAAGAGAGATAAGAGAATCAATCTCAAGGACCAGTACTTCTTCAGCGTAGTAGTGATGGATTGGTTCTTCAAGGTTCCTGCGGTTGATGCTGATGGCAAAGCCATTCTCAGTAAGAAGACGGGAGAGCCCGTCTTCAATGTCTCTTCTCCCAAGAACCCAAAGGAGAAGCTGGAGTGGAGCAAGCGCCATGAGCGCCAGTTCGGCAAGAGAGCATATCTAGAAATTGGTAGAGGACACTTCTCCCACATACTGAGTATTGATGACGCCCTTACGGCGAACTGTTCCTGCGGTGGAGAGATCTCTACTTTACTGTATTCTTGTGGTAGCTGTTCCACTCCAGTGATTGATATGACCAGCACGGAGCTAACTCAGAAAGAGTTGGACCAGATCATTCAGTCACCCCACACTTGTAATATGTGCCACAATACCGATTTCCTAGAGCCTTCTATTCTATGTGATAGCTGTGCATCGGATGCTAATCCGGTTGGTGTTACTTCTGCAATAGTGAATCTACAGAGACAGGGAGAAGGCACAAGCTCCGCAATCACTATGTCTGGGTTTACCCGGTTGCAGGATTTCAATGTTCCTACGGACAACCAGCCTGCAATCTCTGAGGATGGGGTATTTCACCCAGACCTTCTAGTGCATATGGCACCATATCCCTTTGACCAGATGTTCAAGCACGAACTCTCATACGACTACCAGAAAGCTCTCTGTAACGAATGAGATTTGTTACTTCGGTTCCAGATGCTATCTACATCTCGACATACGAAGAAGCATTAGCCCTAGCAAGATATCTGCTAACAAAACCCACCGGATTTGAAACTAGGCTGGCCCTAGACACTGAGACCACTGGACTGAATATTATGAAAGACTTTCCAGTCTTTTGGTCTCTCTCAGATGGCAAGGATCGCTGGTGCCTCACTAGCGAACTCCTTGTTGGGGACATCTTTGATCTCCTCTTCAATGATGTAAACCGTTGGTGGGTTTTCGCTAATGCTAAATATGACTTGCACATGCTTGCCAATTTTGGCAAGCACATAGCAGGACCAGCATTGGACATTATTGTGATGTGCTGGCTCATAGACGAAAACCGAAAGAATCGTGCGGGCCTTGGTTTGAAAGAACAGACCCGTGATTTCTGCGGCTATAATATGAAATCATTTAAGGACACTTTCAATATTAAGAGTGAGAGCGATATAGCAATAGAAATGCTAACTGCGCCAACACATATCGTGGCAAACTATGCTTCTGGTGACGCGTATTGGACCTGGGTACTATCAGAAGATCACGCTAACACGCTGAGAGATCTGCCCTTCTTCGCCTCCTATAGTGGGTGGGATTACTATATAGATATTGAGGTTCCCTTTACCAAGACTCTATGGAGAATGGAGCGGCGAGGTTTCCCAATAGATGCGGAATACTTATTATCCTTACGTCCATCCTTAGAGCAAAAAGTTATAACCTGCCAAGAAGAAATAAATCATTGGGCAGGCAGACCCATAAATGTATCTAGCCCTAAGCAACTTCAGAAACTACTATATGATGACTTGGGACTTACTCCTGTTAAATGGACCAAGGGTGGAACAACTGGAAACCAGCAGCCCTCCACGGATGAAGAGACTCTGGATATCTATGCAGAACAAGGCATTCCTCAAGTACAGAAAATAGTAGAATACAGACAGGCCAAGAAACTAATTGGCACCTACATAGATGGTATTATTGAGAAGCTGCATAATGGTAGAGTTCATTGTACAATGAACCAGACAGGGACGGATACTGGACGCCTAGCTGTAAATGATCCTAACCTTCAGAACATTCCGGCTAAGTCCGAAGAAGGTAAGAAGATTAGAGGGGCCTTTGTAGCTTCTCGCGGAAATAAGTTACTCGTTTATGATTACTCTCAGGTAGAGATGCGCTTGATGGCACATATGTCCGGAGACCCCAAGATGATTTCCGCTATTAGAAATGACCTAGATTTACATTGCTTTACTGTAGGTGAGATGATGAACAAGCCATATTCTCACGCAGTCTGCGCTAAAATAGTTGATGACCAGAAAGGCGTAGAGGATTTAGAGTACGCCGTAAAGAAGGCCATTAAAGCGACTAAAGCATCTGCAGAGCCTCTAAATGAGACGGATGCAATAACTCTAGTTAAACAGCTATATGCTGCCCCTGACTATGTGCATGAGATGATTAATCTGAGAAAAGCGGCCAAGGCCGTTGGCTTCGGCTTGATTTACGGGATTGGTCCCTCTAAGCTGGCCGGGGAATTAATGACTACTAAACAGAATGCTGCTGATAAGATTGAGCAGTACTTCAGAGTATTCCCGTATGTGAAGAAGTTTATTGATACTACCAAAGCGACTACTAAAGCTAGAAGTGACCATACGGTACAGACCTTACTTGGTCGGCATAGAAGACTGACTATGATCAATAGCCGGAATCGTATGATTTCTTCTCAAGAAGAACGGCGCTGTGTAAACGTATTGGCCCAAGGCGGTGCTTCGGATATTGCCAGACTTGCAATGAATTCTATTGACCAGGACCCACTATTGGGTGGTGGCAGATTAGAGGGAGGAGAACTGGGAATCCAGATGCTACTACAGATACATGATGAGATTATTCAGGATTGTCCAGATAATGAAGATGCTCTCCGCATAGGAGCGGAGAGAACAAAATACATTATGTCAAATCCGGGAATTGAACTATCTGTCCCATTAGAGGTTTCAGGGGGGAGTGCCGAGTCATGGCTACACGCAAAGTAGACAGTAGAACCAGTGTTGTCCCCTCCTGGGTTGCCGAGGCAATAGAACAATCCGGTGTTAAGTTAGATAAGAAAGATGCCATGGCACTATTTAATGCAGTGTGGGACAACATGGCCATCGAGTTTGCTCGTACTGGTAAACTCAGCATAAGGAAATTTGGAACACTGCACCTGAAGACTTACGTAAATAAAGATCTGGCCAGAAGGCACAGAACTAGGTGGATCCTGGCTACCCACACTAAAGAGGTTATCCGTGATTATGATAATGACCTCTTGAATAGAGAAAGCCTGCCAGTAAAGATCAGTTGTGTGCTCTGTGGTAATAGTATGGATAGCAGCGAAAAAATTAACGCAATCTGCAAAGATTGCGCTGGAGAAAACTGATGGAAAAAAATGGAGTACTGGGAAGCCTCCCAACAGACAAGACTGCCTCTAAAGAAGGGGGTGTTGTTTGCCCACTTTGTAGGGAGCCCTGTTCAGTAGATGGGTCAATCCCAAAATGTCCCAAACATGGAACAGAGCCTTTTGAGAAGGCACTCATGGATTCACTAAACAAGGAGTCATCCTACTTTGGCTAAAAGAAAAGCGGCTGAGCTACCTAGCTCCGATAAGATTAAACGATTAGAAGACACGGTTATGGATATAAATAAGAAAGCAAAAGGGAGTGTAGTCATTCGGGGAATGGAGGATCTAACCTCTCCTTGGATGTACTTACGCAGACCTACCGGAGTAACCTCCCTGGATATTGGGTTGCATGGTGGAGTTCCTGCTGGGGGGATCTCCCGATGGTGGGGAGAACGTAGTGCCGGTAAGGACCTGATGTTCTGGAATGCTGTTAAAATGCAACAGATTATTTATGAAGACAACACGGCTATCGCAGTAGGCAATACGGATACTGGCCTTGATAAAACGCAAGCTAGAATGCTCGGAGTTGTTTTACCATACTCTGAGGATGAACTATTCGAGCTTCAGAAGGCAGAAGGTATTACCTATACCCCAGAAATTATTGCTGAGCTATCCAGCCGTGTGGGTATCTTCCATGAGATAATTGCAGAAAACTCTGAGATCTTATTGGATACCATTCTGCAACTGGTGCAGTTAAATATGTATAGCCTGATATGTGTCAATAGCTTGGGATCTCTGGCATCCTCCAAAGAGATAGAGATGGATACCTTAGAGGATTCTCCTCAGGTTGGTTATGATGCTATGTTGAAATCTCGCTTTGTGCGATTAGCCAATCACCATCTACGGCGTAAGGATGCCTTAGGAAGACACAATACGACGCATCTGTGGCTGATTGATCAGGTACGCAGTAAGATAGGTGCGTCTAAGTGGGAAGACCCCCTAAAGCCCACAGGCGCTCATCAGACAGACCACCTGATTATGACTGATGTAAAGGTTGAGGCTGGCGCCAAAATAAAGGTCGCAGATAAGACAGTGGGTAAGATGATTCGCTGTATTATTAGAAAGCAAAAGTCTGGTGGTAACGAAGGAGAATCTATTGAATTCCCCTACCACCATCCCCATTCTCCTGTTGGGGCTGGAATTGACTTTGCTGGAGATCTAATCGATTGTGCTGTCCGCTATTCTCTAATTGGAAAGGCCGGTTCATATCTTGAGTATGAAGGAACAAAGATATACAAATCGGATCTAACTGAAAAACTAAAGAAGGATCCAGAGCTATACACTCGTATGCGACAGGCCGTGTTCAAGAAAGCTGGGATACATGTCAACTACGTTGAATGAGGATGAGCAGAAATTAGTTGATGTCATAGTAAAACACTCGAAGATCAGCCAGTATGGTGCTTTCACTATTCAGGTAGTATCCAGCAGAATAACAATTACCGCCATGTACTCTAATCCAATAGAAAAAGAATTTGCCTTCTTGAGCGAATTATCTGAGATATATAAAACAAAGGATATAAATGTTGGCCAGGAGAATAGACCTGGGTGTGATACCTGTGACCATGGTTCCGCGTATGGGATAACTGTACATTTGAATAATCCAAAGAACTTTGAAAATATCAGACAATTACTGGTATCAACCGATGACCGGGAATTACGTTGGTCGTACAATGAGGCTGTTACTATACTAATGACAGGTACTTTCAAAAACTACGAACTGACCTCTACTACATTTGAGCCGTATATAAAAGAATGAGGTCTACCCATTACTCGGATAAACAGGAGAAACGCTGGGCATCCAGATTGGATGGTCGTGTTTCTCCTGGTTCTGGAGCATCCGTTAGGTGTAAGAGTGATGTCACTTCCGAATTTTTCAAGGTGGAGTGCAAGACTACTACTAAAGATAGCTATCCTCTGAAACACGCAACACTCTTAAAGATAGAGAGTGAAGCGCGAAAAGTGGCCAAGCATTTTATGCTAATAGTGGAATTCACTAATCACAGAAGAGAGCTAGTCCTAGTTGACCGGACACTTCTTGATATTGATGCTACTCAAAATACGGAAGTAGTTAGTTGCGAAAATTTGCAATACTTATTAGAGCCCCGAATAGATACTTGGACTCTTAAATTTGGAGACAGAGAATATTTAGTATTCCCCGAGGCTAAGTTTGAGACAGTATTTGATAAATGGTTTACAGCCTAAAAAGGAAATCAAATGACCTTAGAAGAAGTTGAGAGATTACTCAATCTGGAAAACAGATTTGAGCAGTACGATGAGGACAAGAACAACATAATTCAGGATAGAGATATTGATGGAAAAATCCATCCCTCTGGAGTAGGTGGGTGTGAAAAGAAGTTATGGTATGCGTTAACCATGACTGAGCCTCGCCATTTAATTCCTCCCAAACTGCGAAGAACATTTGAGCACGGGACTGCCATCCACGAGTGGATACAGGAAAAGTTGCCCAAGATGTTTGGTCCGGATAGTGGGGTAGTTCTGGAAATAGAAAAGAAGCTACACGAAACTGAGGTAGCCAAGAAATTAAATATTGCGGGATCTGCCGATGGCCTATTCACCATAACGACACCCGACGATACCGTGAAGGTAGTGTATGAGATTAAGTCCATCTCAGATGATGGATGGAATAAGCTAGGTAGAAAACCACAGCCAAAGCACGTAATTCAGGCGACTATCTATGCCAAATGCTTTGAGGCGAATTACGTTTGCTTCGACTACTACAATAAGAATGCAGATGAGCACAAGCGCATATTTATAGAACCCTCTGAAGAAGCCTGGACTTATGTAGAGACATTAGTGGCACGACTATTTGATCATCTAGATCAGGGTACTGTTCCGCAGGCTACTAAGAATCGGTGGGAATGTAAGACGTGCATGTATTACTACACCTGTCGACCCGAGAGGAATTCATGAGGTTTGAATTTGATGCAACTCCTGAAGATATTGCAGAAGCGTACCGAGACACAAATGCGCAAGCTCAAGTACGTCTGTACGAGCTTGGGTTTAAACTCCGTACTGATCCAACACAAGATCGTCCAACAGATAGCAGTGGTAACTTTTATTCTGGAGAAGTTCCTCCTAATGCTGAGACGCTAACCAATACTGAGCTGTCTGAGCTGCTATCTATGCACGCAACTTGGACAAAATATATCAACGCGCAGTTGGCTGAGGCTGAGGCCGAGGTTAAGAATCATAAGAAATGGTTAGAAGCCCTCTCTGCCTCCTTACTCAAAATTGGCGGAAAGAATGCCAGTGTAGAGGACGATAAACGGTACATGGAGATAAACTCTCAGTTTATGTTTTGGGAGACTATGAAGATCTACTTAGAGCGATTTAGAGATGACGCATCCGTGGACTATAGAACTCTCAGTAGAATCGCTACCATCAGAGGAATGGATCAGGATGCGAACACTAGAATAAATACTATGGCCAGTAACCGGCAACCTTTTGCCAAACATAGATGATAGATATACAGTTCCCTCCTATTGGACTTCCCCCCTCTACAAATAAAGCTTACTTCTCCAGATTTGGTAGAAGGGTATTATCTGCTGAGGGGAAGAAGTTTAAAGAAGCCACCATCCATACTTTCGCCAAAGGGATAGTGGATGTTCAACTACCTGAAGATCTTCAGAAGACTGCCCTAGTTCTGAAGATAGTTCTAGAGTTCCCGATATACACAAAGGCCGGCGACTTTAAAAGGGTAGATACCGACAATAGAGTTAAGTTGGTAAAGGATTGTGTGGCTCAGGTTCTCGGTATTGATGATAAAAATATCTGCGCCGATATAGTGATAAAAGTTAATAGGGAACAAAACCAATGCCTAGTGAGGGTATATGAATTCAACGGAGATGCATCAACTTATTAGAATGTCCGGACTGGGCAATGCGAATGCCAACGCTACACAAGACCAACTAGTTCAAATCTTAGATACTCTTGAGCCGGTTAGAAGTTCGCAAAATTCTATTAGATCTGCCACAGAAACCTTTGTACAACGGCACTGGGATATACTAAAATACAGTTTAAAGTGCTCAGGTAATTGTGCTTCTGCGGATAACCAATGTCCGCACGCACAAGCAGTAGTTTGTTATTTCCTCAACAAGAAGGAAATATGCAGATAGCCTGCTGGACATGCAGTAAGACCACTAACTGTACCAAGTTACCGGACACCGTAGTCAAGGCCAAACTGCACATATGCAATAGGTATGAACAGATATCCGAGGAAGAAAGAGTAGCTAGAGATACTCTATTAAGTAAGGTAGGTACTCGGGTAATGAAAGCGTTAAGAGAAGTTCCACGAAAAGGAGTGCTCACAATGACAGCAACAAATCCAGTAGTTAATTCCATCATCGAGGCAGTATCAAATGGGCATGTTGACGCCCTTAAGTCTGTTCTGGAGGGGCAGAATCAGCCCGCATTCCTGATGCTAGCTGCGTGTAAGCTAGACTCCCCAGAGAATGTTACCAGTGCTATGCGCGACGTGAAGACGGCGCAGGAAAAGGTCAATATTCTAAAGACCATCCTCATCAAGCTGGCTTCGGATAACAGCAATTCCGGACGTGCTCCCACTGGAGGGCCGGAGCCGGAAGTAGAGCAGGAGACTCCGAAGACCCGCAAGCCCCGTACTCCCAAGGCCGGCGGGGACACTCCGACCGCCGGGGATGCTGCAGATCTCGGAACATACTTCAATGGAGTATCTCAGAAACTGAGTGAGGTTCTGGCTGCGCTTACTCGCGTGGAAGAAGGAAATAAGCGGAATAATCAGCTGCTAGCGGCGGTAGCCGAGACTCTAGGGATTCCGCTCAACTAAGAATATAGTCAGGGCGAATAGTAAGCCGGCAGCACCTATAGAAAGAGATGTTGGAACTACCCAAGAATTAGATTCTTGTTCTTGGGTTAATTCAATTATCTTTTTTAGCCTACGATCTGTCTGTTCGCTGAGAACATCTTTCTGTTTCTTTAGCTCACCAACCTGATCCTGCGTATTCTTTACTTCTTGCTTTAGATTATCTACCATCTTTTGATAGATTCTAGAATCCTCATCACCCTTCTCTAATAGAGCTACGTACAGTTTCAAATCCGTGAACTGCGCGAAAGTGTAGACCATGTATGAGCTATCTACAGAGGAAGCCAACTCATACTTGTTAACATCAAAAGGGTCAATTCTTATTAGGTTACCCGGAGGTAATGCTAATAAGACGGCTAAGATTCCAGCAAGTGTGCCCATGTTTTTGATTCCACTATCTTCTTTTTGGTAGCTTCAAACTTGCTGGAGGAGTTCTTAAGGGCCTCTTCCAGAGCCAGTCTTTGTTTCTCCAACTGTTGGTTTTTTAGCTGGAGTTGCAGTACTAGTTTCTCGGAGTCTTTTAATTTGCTGTCTTCGATAAGACTGTTCTTCTTTTCCTCGGCAAGAGCAAGCTGAGTTTTTAGCGTTAATATTTTTTGTTTCTGCCATAAAGCTATCAGGATTAGTCCTATGACTGCGATGGCTGAGAGAATATAGATTTTATTTTTGTCCATATTGCACTTGCTCCTGTAACCTTTGTCCAGTCAATCTTAGCCATTTCATTTATGACAATAGCGCCAGGGCCGGCAATGAATAAATATATTGCCTGATGCCAAGGTAATCCAGAGGCAAAGTATCCTAGTAAACCAGCAATGGTGCCAGCACCCAATAAGAATATTCTAATGGTTGTACCGTGTTCTGGAGTAGCCCAGACACTAAGGGATCTAGCGATCTTAATTAGCGCATATAAGAAAGCACTAATGCTCCCCAATATACCCAGAAAAGAGCTGGGGTCAATGTGAACGGGCTTAGGAAGATCTGATGGAGGAAGTAATACAACATCAACAATTTCTGGCGTAATCGTTGGATCACCAGGGACAATAGATACTGCCTCTTGTACATCTGGATCTTCTTGCGACCAGGAGTTGCAAGGAAGCAACAGCAGTACTGAAATTATTAGCGCGTTAAGTTTGTTCATAGAATACTCGGGCTCCTATAAATTCTGTATTGTGGGGTATTTGGACCTCGATCTGTAAGTATTCTAGAAGGGACTCCCTATTGCAAGCAAAATTCCAAATATCGGCAACCCCTAAGTTGGAAACATACGGGGTTAGCGTAACTATGCTGGCCCTCTCGGCAGAGATCGCCTCGTCCAGAGCACTTTGCAGGTAAACTGGGTGCCTCAAGGGCACCAGACCATCTTGGGTGTCTACTGTCATTTTATGCAATAAAACTGTAACGGACTTATCCTCAACGCCAATTCCTGCGAATACAAAGGCTATTGATGAAATCTTAACATCGTGTTGTCCAATCTTAGCGGGAAGCTCACTGGGATATAAGTTATATGTGAGTATTCTGTGCGCCTCAAGTATGTCGGAATACATTTGATTGGGGTCAAAGAGCATGACAGAGATTTCTATTCCAGGGAACTGCGGGTCTCTCCCAGAGACCCAGGTATTCCATATTGCGGGATACTTATTCAAGTCAGTATCTACCCACCGCACCACAGAATACAGCTCTGCTGTCAGGGTTCTAGGCAGCGGCCTATCCACCTGCAATAGCCAATCCTCTGACGATTCTATTGAGGAGATTTCATATTCTGTGATAGTTGGAGGAAGCGACATATCATCTATGTCAAGCGTCTCGTCTACCGGCTTATGTATTCTTAGGAGGTCTCCCGCAGTTATTTGCAAATCGTCAAGAGTTAATCTTTGATCGTGGGGGGTCATCAGTATCTGGCTCTGCTCGGCCTGCCCTCCAAGCGGAACCACCTCTCGGTCAAAGTTATCATAGATTCTGCGGAAGGTCCCCCTAGACGCAAAAGAGGTACTTGGTATGAAGGTCTCTAATCTCTGACTGGCGACATTTAAAAACCCCGTCACGCTCAGAACAGTGACTTCCGCTACATTTATGTCCGCGCTATCAATTGTTGCGGTCTCTGTAACTGTTAAAGTAGGAGTTAGTATAGAGTCCCCATATATGGAGGTAGCTGATATGGCTGTCGCGGTTAGTGTGTCTGTTTCTACATTTTTAGCGTACACATTAGCCCATCTGCGACCATAGACAGTTACTTTAATACTGTCCCAGGCAACTACTGGGTACAAATACTCATTTAGGATGATGTTCCCGGCAGAGATGCCCGCTATAAATCTATAGTATGTTGTTTCTGTTTCTCCAAACGTGGTCACTATTTTTAGTTTACGCCCCACGTCAGATTCAATAAACTCAGAAGAACTGAGGGTGAGCACGGCACCGGCAATGGTTCCATCCTCTTCCTCATGAGTTAGGTATATTTTTTCTTCCCCGAGATTGAACCCCACCAAGGGAAGTATTTCGGCATTAATCTCTTGGCGGGGCCAAGGGTATCCCTCTGCTTGGTTTACTGGTATTAGATCTGAACCAATCCCGCAAAGCCGGGCACTCTTGCTCGATAGTTTTAATATCCCGTCTGTTATTACTACATCCCCATTTAGTGTCTCAATGGCCGCATTAGAGTCTAACTGAGTAATCCCATCAGGGGTAAAGCTCAAGGTGTCCGAACCAGATACGGCTAAGCACTCTGCGGTTACGTGCCAAGTTCCGTCTCCAACAATAGAAGAACACTCAAAATCATCTGGAAAATCTGCTAGTATTTGTGTTCGCAATTGCACAATGGTAGGCCAACCCACTGTCACGGTGACTAGCAGTGTTACCCCATTGAAAGTCACACCCGGAGATGCTCCAGGGACGATCTGGATCACGCACTCGCCTAACTCCCCACCCTTAGTGGTTCTGAAAATCTTAACGGAGTTAGATGTATCTTCCGGGTTGTATAGGGTTACCGCCCAGCGGATTTGCTGCATTGATGTCTGATATACATCCTCGTGTAGATACGAAACTACTACCGCATTAGAGTCCAGACCTCCAGTAATCTTCTCCCCGAGACTAGTTTCCTCAGTAACCGTACCTGCAAAAATAGCCGCAGGATCTCTGTAAACGGGATCGTCCACAAAATCGTTATCCGTGCCCCCCTGATAGTTTACCTGCTGTACCACCAAGCCTGCCGCTCTAGGGAATACTGCGCTATCAGATACTACTCCCCCCTCTGAGTCTGGGACATCTCCCAACTGGGCCATTTTTTTAAGCATGGCACGAGAGGAGTTGCGCGCTGTTATTCGTATACCACTTCCCCCCTTTGCCTGATTTTCGTGCTTTAGCCCGTCCGTAGTCGTCCAAGATGATGTGTTAATCTTGATACCGGCGTCCACCGGAGAAGTGGTCGTAACTTCCATCCCATAGTATGGCATCTGGTATCGACCCGCGCCCGCTGAATTTAACAACTCACCCTCAGCAACTGCGGGGTACACGGGCTGTAGGTTTTCAGTAACAGCTAAGTCAATTACACATGCTAACTCCCCGAAACCCGTAAATCGGGCGGCTGAAACGTGTGGGGTTGGGTTGGTTCCAGTTAGTCCTATCGCGGAGAAATCTATAGCAGACTTATACTTAGTGACTCCGCCGAATAAACCAGAGTTTTGATCGTGCTTTAAATTCTGGCACAGAGTCATATTATAAAAGCGCAAGTGTCCAGAGAAATCTCCCCCAGAGATTCCCTGTATGACCTCTTCGTCAAGAACTGCCCCATCCAGAGACTGAAGTGTTATCATCAAGTCGCCAGAGTAATTACAAGTTATAGAGTTTAAAATAAACAACCCGTCGAGATCCCCTTTGGAGGTTAGCACCTCTACTAAAGTCATGGGGGAATGTTTACGCATCGGAATCTTCAACGAGTAGTTACTAGCAGAAATAAAAGAGAACTGCCAATTAGTGTTCTCCGCTTCCGAAATCACTATCGCATCTTCAAAGCCGTCGTATGGACACAGCAGATCTACTATCTCCGGAGTATCCAGTATATTAGCACCTACCACTAGTAACTTGTTACCTTGGCTTTCTGTGACCGTAAACTCGTTTTTACTGTAGAAATCCACGGAGCCGATGTGCGTCCTCCGTGCAGTAGCGATTCCTGTTAGACCGTGCGACCCGGTTAGAACCAAAGCATTCAACTGCCCAACTTTCAAAGCCCCATCCAAATCTGTGGTAGCCGCGTCGAGCCGCAGGGTAGCACCGCCAGAGAGATTTCTAGCAGATCTAGTGCCAAAGGTAAACTGTACTTCAATACTTGTAGTTACAGCTCCCAGATATTTATTTGGGGTGTCCACTGAATTTAAGATCACTCTTGTTGGGGATACCCATCTTTCAATAGACCACACTTTCATGAACTGGAGATACCCAGAAGGAATATCTATGCTGGGGCCAGTATTCTCAACTAGTACCGTAAGCCCCGCGTCCGTAGGATAAAATGTGTCAGATTCGGTTTCCAGAATATACCCATTGAGCAGCGTCCCAGTAAAGGGCCCGGGGGACACACCAAACCTAGTAATAAATTTATTAAAATCCACATTCACGCTAGTTGCAATGGGAGTGAACGGAAAATCGGCCGCAGGGAAATCTGGAGAAGTTACTTGTGGAGTAAACGTGTAATCTCTGTAGATCGTTAGAGGAGTGTTTCCAGAAGAAATAGCATGAGATCCATCGTTGGTTTTATAATTAATGGAGGTATCCGATACCTTAGCATCGTCCGCACCATTTAGATCAAATATGTCTCTGCCAAGTAGCCTTCTACCTGAAAGGCTTTCCAACGAAACTTGATCTCCCCCGTGCGAATCTAACTCCCCAAGTAAGAGGCTTCTGTAGTCTCTTGAATTCGGGCCTCGAATGGACCGCAATCCCCGAACCACCATATCATCAGTGGCCAGTCTTGGTATTACTGAGGCAGTTAATGTATCTGCTAGTAACCCCTTGAGTGTGGACATCTCTGCAAAGAATAATCCGATACCATGTAGGATCTTCTCTTCGGGTATTGGTGTATCGAACCAGAGATATAGTTCTTCATCGGGTAGGAATTCTGGGAATTCTCCTAGTCGGAAGGTCGCTTCTCCGAGATCTCCCGTAGTCAGCAGCACATCTCGCCCGCTTAGATAGGGTCGTATCTGCACTGTATTAGAGTCACAGACTTTCTCTACCCGATACTGGCCATCGTTATAC